ACTATATTTTCTTTAGAGTTGCCATAATATCCAGACGGGATTATAGATTTTTTATTGATCATCTATATATTTTACCATAGTAGCGTATAAAACTCTATATGGTGTATAATTAAAATAACGAAAAGGGGTCTGCTATGGAAGCAACAAATATTGAAATTTTAAATCCAGCAAATGGTGTTTTTATTTACAAAAATAGTTTAAATAAATCATTAAACTTGGTAGAAAGATTAGAAAGTGTAATCGATAATAATAAAGATAAAGATACATTTTTTAAGTGGTCTGAAGCACAAGTAGGCGACTATCAAACAATGAAAGATTACCGAGATTGTGTAGACTTTAAAGTTAGAAAATATGATATAACCAATAATCCATCTGTAGCCAATTCAGATTTAAAAAATATTTATGAAGATATCGATGTTAGGTTGCAATCATGCTTAAGCCATTATTGTTCTATGTATAACATTCAAATGAGATATCAAGAAGCAGTTAATTTTGTAAAGTATGGACCAGGGCACCATTTTGGAGTTCACTCAGATCATGGTTTTAGTTATATTTGTACAGTTTCAACAGTCATGTATTTAAATGATAACTTTGTTGGTGGTGGATTATTTTTCCCATACCTAAATTATACTTATCAACCAGAAGAAGGAGATATTGTTTTGTTTCCATCTACCTTTATTTATTCACATGCAGCGCTTCCAGTAGAAGAAGGATTAAAATATTCAGCAGTGACAATGTTTGATTATAATGATCGAGCACACGGAGCAAATGAAATTTTAAAAAATAGAACAACAGCATAAATGTATAATATTGAAGCATACGAAATTTTTCAGGGAGCAGCAAAGATAGAGCAACTTCCAGTAAAAAGAGAGTGGATGGATAAAACATTTGATGGTCATGCATATCGCTGTTTTCCATTATCCCTAACCAATCAAATGGGTTGGGGATTCTCATTTCCAAAAGATATAACCGTAATATGGGATGGAAACGACACAGAAGAAGGAAATCATATAAAGGTTTTAGAGGGACAAGAGTTTGTTGATACAAATAGAGGAACTGCAACCTTAATTTTTAATATTGGGTGGTTTTTTAAAACAGATCCAAATGTTAGTCTTTTGTTTTTTGGACCACCAAACCTAGTTATTGACGGAGCATCGCCACTAACTAATATTATTAGTACAAGTTTTTGGAATTCTCCAATACCAGTTTCTTGGAAAATTACAAAGCCAAATGTTTCAATAACCTTTAAGGCAAACGAACCTTTTATGGCAGTAATGCCAATATCTCTTTTTAACTTAAATGAATCTACAATGACTTTAAATAACAATCCATACGATATAAATGAATATCACAAAAATTTAACAAATTATGGAAATGTTATTTTAGAAAACAATAAAATTCCAAAATGGTCTGATTTTTATAGAAGTGCCACCGATCAATATGGTAATAAAATTGGAGAACATGAAGTTAAAAAAATTAAACTTTATACAAAAGACGAAAGGCATAGCAATGTCTAAAAATGGTATAGAATTTTATTATGATGTTTTAGAAAATCCAGAAATGCTAATAGAAGAAATAAATAAGTATGAATGGTCTAAGCCAGAAAATGTTAAAGTAGAAGATAGGTCTAACTCTGTTATATATTTTAACGATAAAGAAAAGTATGAAAAAATTTTTAATATTGTACAAAGCGGAATAGATAAATTTTTAGGACAATATAGGAATATGTATTATTTACCAGAATTAACATACTTTACAATAGAGGCATTAAAGTATGAGCCTAATCAAAAATATGTTATGCATTATGATGATGGATCTAAACATGTATCAAATAGGGTAACAAGTTGTGTTATTTATTTAAACGATAGTTATGAGGGCGGAGAAATAGAGTTTGTTAATTTTGGAATTAAAGAAAAACCAATAAAAAATTCAATGGTTTTATTTCCTTCTAACTACCCATATGCACACGTAGCACATAGTGTTATTTCAGGAACTAGATATGCCATTAATTTGTTTATGGAATATAAATAATGGAAATTATAGAAGACATTGCTAAAACAATGCAATCAAAAGGGTATTGTGAGAAATCATCTTACCAATGGTTGTGCTATGTTTTATATTCAATGATTGATGTATCAAATTTTGACAAAGCAAAAGAAATAGCAGAACAATATAAATTACCTAACTAAGGAGAAATATAATGAAAATAGGATCAACAAAAAATATAGTTATTAAAGAAAACTTTATTTCTAAAGAAGACTTAGACTTGATTTTATCTTCAATTGATGATTCAATTTCTTGGGGATCTAATTCAATGGCTGGCATACCAGACAAAGTTACAGAAAAACTTCATAAAGAAAAACCAGAGATTCATAAAATTTTATTAAATGCAATTAATAGGGTACAAAAAGAGATTGAGTTTCATTTTGGCAGACCACTTGAAACTAATTCTGCTGGAATAAGAAGATGGGATGTAGGAGAGTATCAACCATTACATGCAGATGGAGAAGATCCAGAGGGGCATCCAAATGAAGCATTTATAGTTGATTATGGGGCTGTTATATATTTAAATGATGACTATGAAGGTGGAGAAATATATTTTCCAGATCACAAACTAGAGTTTAAGCCCAAGGCTGGAACATTAGTTTTTTTCCCATCAAATACTATGTACATACATGGTGTGCGTGAAATAACTAAAGGCGTAAGATACACAACTCCGTCTTTTTGGATTCCTACTAAATATAATATATTTGAAAAAGAAATTAGAGCAAGTATTAAAAAACACGAATAGACTAAACCTATATTTACAATAAAATGTTTAATGTTTAAAATAAAAAACCCTCCAAGCCAAAAGCAAGGAGGGTATTTTAATTATTAGACTTTACAAGGATACTTGCTGTACCATTCTTGATACCGTGGTCCATTCACAGAACTCCATGCTGACCAATCTTTACCACCCTTAGTCATGTGAAATGTTATTTGTGAATTAGTAACTGGGTTAAATAATTCAACGTTAGAGTCAAGATCGAATTTTTCTCTACGATCAGGACCCAGTTTTCCTATCATATTTATTTGAAATACTCCATAAGAACTATCTCCAGTTTCTGAGTTGCCATTAAAAGCAAAAGGTCTTCCATTAGATTCAGCCTTTGCAATTGCACATGCTGTTCTTAATTTATCACCTTTAAACCCTATAGCCTTCAATAGGTCAACTAACTGGCTATCAGTTAATTTATGAGCATTTTCATATTTTTTTAATATACTCTCCTTAGAAACCAGAAAAGCCCCTGTAGGGGCTGGAACGGCTTCAACGGAGGGTTTAGTCAATAAATTATTATCTAAAGCATTAGCAGAATTGCTAAAAGGCGCAACCAAACCAACAATAGATAGTAACCCCAACCAAACCTTCTTTTCAATGTTTCTCATTAGTGTTACCTCCTTAGAAACAAAAACTACCTTTCGGTAGTATATTAATTATAACATGATTTAGGGATTAAAGTCAACTTTATCAATATACCCGCACATTTATTAAAAATATTGCTTTAGGAAGTGGTATAATAATAAGATTATGGCTACTGGTGCAACCGCAAATTATGATATTCCCTTTCCGCTTTCTAGCGATCCAGTAAACATTCATGAAGATTTGCAAGACTTAGCGGAACAAATTGAATTAATTCTTCCTGATCTTGTAAATCATACAATAGAGGTTAGAAATGTAAGTGGTGCAAGTATTGCAAAAGCAACACCAGTTTTTGTTACTGGATTTAATACAAAAACAACAATAGGAAAATGTGACTCTGATAACATTGCCACATTTCCAGTATTAGGACTAACAAGTTCTGCAATTGGAAATAATACAGATGGCGTTGTTACTATTTCTGGTGTAATCCTTGATGCAAATACAAATTCATTTACTGCTGGCAATGTTCTTTATGTAGCAGATGGTGGAGGATTAACAGCAACACAACCAGCAACTGGTTCTGGAGCGGTAGCAGTAGTAGCAAAATCTAATGCAACTACTGGAATATTGATTGTTGGTCAACCAAAGGGCAACGGAACATGGGGGGCATTAAAAAATGGACTTGCTTAATGGTATAATTAAATAATGGCTACATATAGAAACCCTGATGAAAGTTCAATTACAAATGTAACAACACCTTCAGTATATAACCTTGGCAATAAGCCACCATTAATTAACTGGACTGCTGTAATAGGAGATACTATATCTTTTAGAATTTACGTAGAAGATGATTTAGGAAATCCTTTAGATTATACAAATGATGAAAGTGGAGATATCACTGGTTGGGACATAAAAGGAGATTTTAGAAGGTATTCAGACGATGTCGGAGATGATTTATTATTTACAGTCTATCCTTATGCAACAGAGTTTGATGATCCAGGAGAATTTACAGTAACGGTATCTGCAGTACAATCAAAACAGTTAAGAACTGGAGATGTTTTTGATATTCAACTAACAGACAATGATCGTATTTGGACAGTATGTCAAGGCGAAATGATTATGCTTGGTGAAGTAACAGATCAGGATTCATAATGGCAACAACCTCGATTTCCCAAGGTATTGCTTTAGCGGTATTAGTTTCAGCAGCAACAATTTCTCCAACAATAGCAATTTCAGACATTAAGCCAGCATCAAATCCTGTTGCATTAGTCAATTATTCGAAGGTAGTTATATTAACAGAAATTCTTCCATTTAGACTAAGCATAACCAATATTGGCATTCAAGGCTATAGCCCAAACAATCCACCAGTAATTGGTGTTCAGATGATTGGTTTTTCTAACTATATTCTTTAACATAATGCTATAATAGACCTATGGCAAAGATATCAACCACCAATGTAAAAGCCCTGTTTCAAACAGGTGATAGACCAACGGAACAAAACTATATAGACTTAATTGATAGTACTTCTGCTAGGTCTACCGATCTTGGATCAGATGGTAATAACGAGTCAACAATTAATGGAATTGAAAACCCAACGGTTTTTGATAACTTTTTAGCAAGCGAGTTTAGATCAATGAAATATATGATCTCACTCAAATATGTGGTAGGTGGGGCTAACAAGTACTTTTCTACAGAACTTAGCATTCTGATTGACGGTACAGATGTTAACTTTACTCAGTATGCAACAATTGACAATGATGGGAATATTGGCACCATCTCTGTTTCAAGGGCTGGAGACACAGTTTCACTAACTGTTGTTCCAGTAGGGGGAATTACACCTATAACCCTACGCTACATGCGTATGGGATTAAAGGCCTAACCAAGGAGATATAAGATGGCAACCGTAACAAAAGATTTTAGAGTAAAAGCGGGACTAGTAGTTGAAGGATCAACTGCAACTGTAAACAACCACGATATATTAACAGAAGCATTAGTAGACGCAAAAGGTGATTTACTAGTTGCATCTGGTGCAGATGCAGTAACTCGTCTAGCAGTTGGAACAAATAACTATGTGCTTACAGCAGACGATCAAGCAACAAATGGAATTGCCTGGAAAGAAACACAACCAGTTGGAGTATTTCAAGCAAGCGTTTCATTTGAAGGTGCAACTGCAAATGACTTTGAAACTACCCTTCAAGTAACCGATCCAACTGAAGATAGAACAATTACACTTCCAAATGCAACTGGAACGGTAGTTCTTAAAGACACAACTGATACACTTACAAACAAATCGGTTTCACTAACTACAAACACAATTACAGGAACTATTGCAGAGTTTAATACAGCACTAACAGATCAAGACTTTGCAACTCTTGCAGGAACTGAAACACTTACAAATAAGACTCTTACAAGCCCAGTGGTTTCAGGACTTGCACTTTCAGATTCAAGCATTGTTTTTGAAGGTTCATCAGCAGATGCTAACGAGACAACTCTTACAGTAACAAACCCTACAGCAGACCGTACAATTACTCTTCCAGACGTAACTGGAACTGTTGTAACAACTGGAGATACAGGTTCTGTAACAAACACAATGCTTGCAGGATCAATTGCAAACGATAAACTATCAAACTCAGCAATTACTATTAACGGTACATCAACATCTCTTGGTGGTTCACGTACTCTTGGATCTGACGATATTGCAGAAGGTTCAACAAACAAATACTTCACAGACGAAAGAGCACAAGATGCAATTGGAACTGTTGTAGGAAATGGTCTTGACTATGATGATTCAACAGGCGCAATTTCTGTAGACCCTTCAGAGTTTGCACTAAGCGCTGTTGGAGCACCAACTGGCAACGTCAGTATGGCAACTTACAAGATTACAGGTCTTGGTACACCAACTGATTCATCAGATGCAGCAACAAAAGGTTATGTTGATACAGCAGTTGTAGGTATTGACTGGAAACCATCAGTACGTGCAGCAACAACTGCAAACGTTAACCTTTTCAGTGATCTTAACAATGGAGATGTTATTGACGGAGTAACTCTTGTTGTTAATGAGCGTATTCTTGTTAAGAATCAATCAACTGCTTCAGAAAACGGTATTTATATAGTTCGACCATTTGGTAATCCAGATCGTGCACAAGATTGTGATGAAGGTGCTGAACTTACTTCAAATTTTGCGGTATTCGTAGAAGAAGGAACTGTAAACGCTGATCAAGGTTATGTATTAACTAACGATGGTGCAATTACAGTTGGAACTACAGCACTTACCTTTACTCAGTTTACTGGTCTTGGACAAATTGTTGCGGGTACAGGATTAGACAAGACTGGAAACACTCTTGATATTGATTCAACTGTAGTAACATTAACAGATACACAAACCCTTACAAATAAAACTCTCACATCGCCAACACTAACTACTCCAGCACTTGGAACTCCAGCATCAGGAACTTTAACAAATGCAACTGGCTTACCGATTAGTGGATTAGTTGCTTCAACTTCCACCGCTTTAGGTGTAGGAACTGTTGAGTTAGGCCATGCTACAGACACAACAATTTCAAGAGTTTCAGCAGGTGTTATTGCTGTTGAAGGTGTTAATGTTGTCACTACCTCTTCAACGGACACTTTAACAAACAAAACTCTAACATCACCAACAATTTCAGGACTTACCCTTTCAGACGGAAGTATCGTTCTTGAAGGTGCTACAGCAAACGACCATGAAACAACTATTACAGTAACTGATCCAACTGCAGACAGAACAATTACTCTTCCAGATGCTACAGGTACTGTTGCTCTTACAAACAACAAATTGGACGTTTTTGCAGCAACCACTTCAACAGAACTAGCATCAGTAATCTCTGACGAAACAGGGTCTGGCGCTCTAGTATTTGGCACCTCTCCAACACTTACAACTCCAAACATTGGTGCAGCAACTGCAACATCGCTTACACTGACAGATGCATTAATTGGAACTGCTACACAAGCACTTACAAGTGGAACTGCAACCGTAGTTGACTCTTGGTCAGCAACCACATACTCAAGTGCTAAATATTTAGTACAAATGAAAAAGGGTACAGAAATTCAAACCATAGAAATCCTTGTTAACGTAGACGGAGGCAACAACGTTGCTCTTACAGAATACGCAGATGTAATCAATGCAGCAGCATCTTTAGGAACAACTAATGCAGATTACTCAGGCGGAAATGTTAGACTACTTGTAACGGCATCAGACGAGACAACAGTAAAGGTGCATAAGACGCTTATAGAAGCCTAATATGTATCTGAGGGGATAGGGAACTTCAGTGACTACAACAAATAAAGATTTTAGGGTCAAGAATGGTTTGATCGTAGAAGGAAACTCTGCTACGGTCAATGGTAATCAAGTTATTACCACATCGGATACACAAACTCTTACAAATAAAACTTTAACTACCCCAAAAATTAACGAGAACGTTGATCTTACAGCAACTTCTACAGAATTAAATTATGTAGATGGTGTAACTTCAGCAATTCAAACTCAGATAGATGCTAAAGCCCCACTTGCTTCCCCCACTTTTACTGGCACAGTAACAATTCCAGCAGGTTCAGCAATTACTGGTGTTCCTTATCTTGCTACCGCCAATACTTTTACTGGTGGAGTGCAACAGATTACTACTGCTAATGCTGAAACTATTGGTTTAATTGTAAAGGGCACCGAATCTCAAACCGCTAACCTGCAAGAATGGCACAATTTTGATGGAACGGTAAGGGCAAGCCTAAGAAATACTGGCGCACTAAATCTTGGAACCTTAATAACAGGAACACAATTATCAGTAATTCCTATAAATAATACTACTACTGGAATAGTTGTGAGAGGCGCAACGTCACAATCAAACGACCTTCAACAATGGCAGAATAATGCTGGTACAACGTTGGCATCAATCCAGGCAAGTGGTAATTTACGTATTTCAGGTTCAATGGGATATGTAGGTGGCGGAGGAAGCCAACTAGTATTTCAATCAGGAAATAATTCTGCCTATTTTGCTGTCACATCAACAGCAGGAAGTTATCCATCTTTACAAGTAATAGGTATTTCAACTCAAACTTCAGACCTACAACAATGGAGGGGTAGTGCTGGAACTGTTCTTTCAGGAATTAATTCTGCTGGACAAATATACGCAGGGACTACCACAAGCATCAATGGTTCAACTACTACGGCAATCACATCGGCTGCATATACATCTGCGACAGTTGCAGTCTTTACCTATGGTGGCACATCACTTGTGCAAGCAGGTCAGCGAGTTACAGTGGCATCAGTAAGTGGTGGCACTTACAATGGAACTTGGACAGTCACAGCAGTTACATCAACAACCTTTACGGTTCTTGGTTCAGGATTTACAGATGTAGCAGGTACAGGTGGAACATTTACTTTGTCTGCCGTTGGAAGTTTTGTTGCTGGTACGGCAGCAATTACTCCGATAGTTGTTCGTGGTGCAACCTCCCAAACCGCCAACCTTCAACAATGGCAGGATAGTGCTGGTACACTATTGGCAAGAATTCAATCAGATGGCGCATTTGTTTCAGATTTTATTACAGGTGTATCTTTTGTAACATCAACTGGAAAAATGCGTACTGGTGGTACTACTAACTACGGCGCACAAATGGAAGTTACCACAACTGCTACAACAAATATTGGACAAGTTATTAGAGGCATAGCATCACAAACCGCTAACCTGCAAGAATGGCAAAACTCAAGCGGAACAATCCTTGCTAATGTATCTTCATCTGGAGAATTTACAGTTCCTTCTTTGACGGTATCTGGAAACTTTACCGTAAACGGTACAACTACAAATATTAACTCAACTAACCTAGTTGTTGAAGATAAAAATATTATTCTTGGAGATGTAGAAACTCCAACAGACATAACTGCCGATGGCGGAGGTATTACACTTAAAGGCACAACCGATAAAACCTTTAACTGGGTTGACTCTACAGATTCTTGGACTTCATCGGAACACATAAATCTTGCTTCTGGTAAGTCATACTCTATGAATGGAACTGCTCTTAAAGATGTATCTGAAACCCTTACAAATAAAACTTTAACAAGTCCAACAATTGATACACCACTCCTTACTCTATCTACTACATCTTCTACAACAGATGGCAGAATTGCTTGGGATTCTACTAATGACAAAATTCTTGTTGGGGGCACTCTTAATTCGGTGTCACAAGCAGTTGAGTTTGCTTCTTCTACTTTAACTATTTCAACACCTACATTTACAACAAATGCATACACAGTAGTTCTAGCAGATAAAGATAAATGGCTTGAGTTAAGTAATGGAGCAACTGCGGGTACACTAAATATACCAACAGATGCTACTGCAAATTTTGCAATAGGATCACAAATAAATATTTTACAAACTGGAGCAGGACAAATAACAATTGCAGCGGTAACTCCAGCAACTACAACAGTAAATGGAAGTCCTGGTTTAAAACTAAGAGGACAATGGTCTGTCGCCACAATTGTTAAAAGAGCAGCAAATACTTGGGTGGCTGTAGGGGATTTAAGCGCATAATGCCAATCTTAGGAATTACTGCTAGCGCTGTATTTGTATCAACATTCAACTTTTTAAAAAAACTTTTTATTACTGGAACTGATGGAACATTAAGATCATCTACTGGAGATTTAACAACTTTTGATATTAATATACCGTCAAATAATGGCACATTCTGGACCACACAAACCTCAAACTTTGGAAACACACAGATAAGAGCAGTAGCCTATGGAAATAACCTTTGGGTAGCAGGTGGGCAATCTGGCACACTTCGCACCTCAACCGATACCATAACCTGGACCACTCGTACCTCCAACTTTGGAAATACGGATATACGATTAGTAGCCTACGGCAACAGCCTATGGATAGCAGGCGGCTATACAGGCCAATTGCGCACCTCAACAGATGGCACAACTTGGACCACTCAAACCTCAAACTTTGGTAATACAAATATATTTTCAGTAGCCTACGGCAACAGCCTTTGGGTAGCAGGTGGGCAATATGGCCAATTGCGCACCTCAACAGATGGCACAACTTGGACCACTCAAACCTCAAACTTTGGAACTTCAGCAATACGCTCAATAGCCTACGGCAACAGTCTTTGGATAGCAGGTGGAAATACAGGCACCTTACGCACCTCAACAGATGCCATAACCTGGACTACCCAAACCTCCAACTTTGGTGGTACATCTATAGGCTCAATAGCCTACGGCAATAACCTTTGGATAGCAGGTGGAAATTCAGGACAACTACGCACATCAACAGATGGCACAACCTGGACTACCAGAACCTCAAACCTTGGTAATACAAGTATATTCTCAGTAGCCTACGGCAACAGTCTTTGGGTAGCAGGTGGGCAATATGGCCAATTGCGCACCTCAACAGATACCATAACCTGGACCACCCAAACCTCTAACTTTGGAACTTCAGATATATACTCAGTAGCCTATGGCAACAGCCTCTGGGTAGCAGGTGGAAATCAAGGACAAATCCGCACTTCAGCAGATGATTCTTTAAACGATATTTCATATAATCCTACTTTAAATAATTATATTGTCGGCGGGAACAATAATAGACTCTTATTTTCTACCGACTCCATATCATGGACAACAATAGATGCTGGATTTGGATCAAGTAATATAAATAATGTGCAAATTGCTGAAAATAATAATGCAATATCTAGTTGGAATACACAAACCTCTAACTTTGGAAGCACAACAATACGCTCAGTAGCCTACGGCAACAGCCTATGGATAGCAGGTGGAGATACTGGACAAATACAAATTTCAACAGATGGCACAACCTGGGATACCCGCACCTCCAACTTTGGAAGTACACGTATATACTCAATAGCCTACGGCAATAACCTTTGGATAGCAGGTGGTAATGCAGGAACACTACGCACCTCAACAGATGGCACAACCTGGACCACTCGTACCTCCAACTTTGGAACCTCTTTTATACACTCAATAGCCTATGGAAACAGCCTCTGGGTAGCAGGTGGAAATAGAGGACAACTACGAACATCAACAGACGGCACCACCTGGACTACCCAAACTTCAAACTTTGGTAATACGGATATACTAAGGTTAAACTACGGAAACAATCTTTGGATAGCAGGCGGCTATACAGGAACACTTCGTACCTCAACAGATGCCATAACCTGGACTACCCGTACCTCAAACTTTGGAAGTACAGCCATAAGAGCAATATCCTATGGCAACAACCTATGGACAATAGGTGGGGATACAGGCCAGTTACGTACCTCAACGGATGGTACGACCTGGACCACACGCACCTCTAACTTTGGTAATACACAGATAAACTCAGTAGACTACGGAAACAATCTTTGGATAGCAGGTGGAAATACAGGCCAACTCCGCACCTCAACAGATGCAATAACTTGGACTACGCAAACCTCCAACTTTGGAACTTCAAGTATAACATCAGTAGCCTATGGAAACGGCCTTTGGGTAGCAGGTGGAGAGTCAGGCCAACTCCGTACCTCAATCTTATTATATAATCCAAATATATCAACAGTAGCATCTTCAACAGGAACAAATACAAGAGTGTCTACTGATAGAATATCATGGACTACTATTAGTATTTTAAATGCTATTGCTTCTGTAGATACCAACGTAAAATCAAGCGGCATAGCAACAACAGAACGCTATAAAGCAATATCAAATATAAATGGATCTCTTTTATATTCTGATAGAAATACAGATCAATATAATCAATATAGAAGTTTGTATCAGGCAGGAATTTTTTGGACCACCCGCACCTCTAACTTTGGAAACTTTTTTATAACATCAGTAGCCTACGGCAATAACCTGTGGGTAGTAGGTGGTAGTTCAGGCACACTCCGTACCTCAACAGATGCCATAACCTGGACCACTCGTACCTCAAACTTTGGAACCTCTTTTATACAATCAGTAGCCTACGCCAACAGCCTATGGATAGCAGGTGGTAATACAGGACAACTCCGCACCTCAACAGATGCCATAACCTGGACCACCCGCACCTCTAACTTTGGTAATACAGAGATACAATCAATAGCCTACGGCAACAGCCTTTGGGTAGCAGGCGGCTATACAGGACAAATCCGCACCTCAACCGATGGCACAACTTGGACCACCCAAACCTCCAACTTTGGAACCTCAAATATATATGCAATAGCCTACGGCAATAACCTGTGGGTAGCAGGTGGTACTGGAAGCCAAATACGTACCTCAACAGATGCCATAACCTGGGCCACCCGCACCTCCAACTTTGGAACAACTATATTCTCAGTAGCCTATGGCAACAACCTTTGGGTAGCAGGTGGAGTATATGGCCGAATTCGTACCTCAACAGATGCCATAACCTGGGCCACACGCACCTCCAACTTTGGAACTACACGCATAGAGTCAATAGCCTACGCCAACAGCCTATGGATAGCAGTTGGCTACACAGGCACACTCCGTACCTCAACAGATGGCACAACCTGGGATACCCAAACCTCTAACTTTGGAAATACACGTATACAATCAGTAGCCTACGGCAACAGCCTTTGGGTAGCAGGCGGTAGTGCAGGCCAAGTCCGCACCTCAACCGTAACACCATTATTCAACAATATAAAGTCAATATCTGCATTTGGAAATACAGCATTTGGATTAATAGCAGATAATAATTTTGTTACTAGTAATAATTTAATTTCATATACCATTCAAAATTTGCAATGGACTACTCAAACTTCAAATATTTCTGGAAACCTTGCTATAAGAGACATAGCCTACGGCAATAACCTGTGGGTAGCAAGTGGAATCTTTAGCACACTACGCACCTCAACAGATGCAATAACATGGACTACCCAAACCTCTAACTTTTCTGCTGTTGACAGTATATTTGCATTAGCCCATAACAACAACCTTTGGGTAATAGGAGGGGCTAATGGCCAACTACGCACCTCAACAGATGCAATAACATGGACTACCAGAACCTCAAACTTTGGTGCTTCACTTATAAACGAAATAGCCTACGGAAATAACCTCTGGGTAGCAGTTGGTGGTTCAGGACAACTCCGTACCTCAACAGATACAATAACATGGACCACCCAAACCTCAAACTTTGGAACTTCAGGTATACGCACAGCAGTCTATAGTAATAGCCTTTGGATAGCAGGTGGATATTCAGGACAACTCCGCACCTCAACAGACGCTATAACGTGGACCACCCAAACCTCAAACTTTGGTGCTTCACTTATAAACAAAATAATCTACGGCAACAACCTCTGGGTAGCAGGTGGTGAGGCAGGCAATCTCCGCACCTCAACTGATGCAATAACTTGGACCACCCGCACCTCTAACTTTGGTGCTACAACTATAAACTCAGTAGCCTACGCTAACAACCTTTGGGCAATAGTTGGAGATGCAGGCCAGTTACGTACCTCAATAGATGCCATAACCTGGACTACCCAAACCTCTAACTTTGGAAGTACCGTTATAAACTCAGTAGCCTACGGCAACAACCTATGGGCAATAGGTGGTGAGGCAGGACAACTACGAATTTCCTACACCCCATCAATATCACCAATTATTACATCAATAAACACAGATATATTAGCATCAGATCAAGGAATATTTTATACATTTAATACATCAAATTCTACATATGCCTCAACTAGAACAGGAGTTTTGGGTTGGGTAGAAAAAGTAAATTCTTATAATAACACTTATTCAATATATGTAGATGGAAAAACACCAAATAGATGGGTAACACAAACCTCCAACTTTGGCAATACTTTTATAACATCAGTAGCCTACGGCAATAACCTGTGGGTAGCAGGTGGTGGTTCAGGACAAGTCCGTACATCAACAAACGGAACAACCTGGACCACACGCACCTCTAACTTTGGTAATACACAGATAAACTCAGTAGACTACGGAAACAATCTTTGGATAGCAGGTGGAAATACAGGCCAGTTACGTACCTCAACGGATGGAACAACCTGGACCACACGCACCTCTAACTTTGGAAATACACAAATACAAAGAGTAGCCTACGGCAACAGCCTTTGGGTAGCAACTGGCTATACAGGACAACTCCGTACCTCAACAGACGGCACTACCTGGACTACCCAAACCTCTAACTTTGGAAATACCACTATATGGTCAGCAGCCTACGGCAACAGCCTTTGGATAGCAGGTGGGGATGGAGGCCAATTGCGCACCTCAACCGATGCCATAACCTGGACTACACGCACCTCTAACTTTGGAACTACACGTATAATATCAGTAGCCTACGGAAATAACCTCTGGATAGCAGGTGGAATTTCAGGCACACTCCGTACCTCAACAGATGGCACAACCTGGACCACACAAACTTCAAACTTTGGAAGTGGAACTATACGATCAATAGCCTACGGAAACAGTATTTGGGTAGCAGGTGGCAATTTTGGAGCCCTAAGAACTTCAACCGATGGAGTAACCTGGACTACCAAAACCTTAAACTTTGTAAATGATATATTTTCAGTAGCCTATGGCAACAACCTATGGACAGCAATTTCAGGATCAGGAGACATAAATACCTCAACAGTAAATGAAAACCTAGGCATATATGTATCAACTGATGGTGCTACATGGACTACTCAAGCATTGACATTACCAATATCTAATTATAATTTAACTGATATTGAACTTGCATAATTTGAAAAAAAATATCTCTCTGCTATAATAGATATTACGGGGGTAATATGAAAAATTTTTATTTTATGGCAGGTCTTCCAAGATCTGGTAGTACTCTAATATCATCTATATTAAATCAAAATCCTGATATTTATTCATCAGCAAATTCACCTATGTGTGGAATGATATTTAATTTAGAACGTAGTATTTTGGCATCAGAACAATACTCTGCATATCCCAAACCTGTAGTAATGCCAAATACAATTATGGGGGTATTAGAAGGATACTACTCTGATACAAATAAACCTATCATTATTGATAAATCAAGAGAATGGTCAATGCCTGAACATTTCGGGGTATTGCAAAGAAATCTTGGATATGAACCAAAAATAATACTACCAATAAGAGGAATAACAGATATCCTTGCATCATTTATAAGTCTAGTTAAGAAAAATCCAAATAAAAATAATTTTATTGATTCTGAAATACAGACAAGACAGGAATTTAATTTTTACCGTCCAGCAGATGATATTAGGTGTGATAGTTTAATGAGACCAAAAGGCATTATTGATAACTGCTTATATGGTATAGCATTTGCAATGCATCCAGACAACAGAAAGTATTTCCATTTTGTAGAATACGATGATTTAATAGCAAATCCAGAAGAAGAAATTAACAAGATTTATGATTTTTACGGTATTGAAAGATTTACCCATGATTATTCAAATATAGCAAACAACATTAAAGAAGATGATAATGTCTATGGACTTATAGGACAACATGATGTAAGATCTTCTATATCCCGTCGAAATATAAATAAACAAGAACTATTATCTGAATATGTAATAAATAAATATTCTGGTCAAGAATTTTGGAGAAACTAATGAATCCACATGTAAATATTCTTATCGCTACTCCTGGTAGAAATATGGAAGCAGAATATGTAAAAAGTCTAATACAAACTATTTCATATCTAAATCAAGTAGGTATTTCATATATGTTCTTAAATGAATATTCATCTATGGTTAGTACCGCTAGAGAAGCAACAGCAATGGGGGATCAATATCTCGATCCTTTTAATAATAGCCCAGTTCGTGGACAAGTAACATATGATAAAATTTTTTGGATTGATTCTGATATTGGATGGGAAATAACAGACTTTATGAAAATATATGAATCTGATAAAGATATTGTTTCTGGTTTATATTTTAATGAAAAAATGGTACCAATGTTTTCTGTAGCAGTAGAAGATGCAGCAACAGAAATTGATAAAATTTTAAAAAGCAATAAGGAAGAAGAAATTTTTGCTGCAGGATTTGGTTTTATAGCAATGAAACAAGGCGTATTTGAAAATATAAAAAGACCATGGTTTGAGTCAGTATTTGAAAAAATGACTTCAGAAGATGGGGAAAAAGAAATTTTTATTCCTTACGGAGAAGATTTTTCTTGGTGCAAAAAAGCACAGAAAGCAGGATTTAAGATATACTTAGATCCTACAGTAAGTTTGTCGCATTATAAAAAAGTAAAGGTAAGGTTAGATAACTATGGCAAATAAGCCACATTTTAATGTAGTAATCGCTACTCCAGGAAATGGATTTACTCCTGGATATATGAGAAGTATTCTTAAAACAACATACATACTAAATGAAGAAGGCTTATCTTGGAACTTTTTAAATCAAGGTGGATCTTTAGTTGCAATGGCCCGTGAGTGTACAATTGGTGGCTGGGATACAAATAATATAAATATGACAGAGCCATGTAGTGGTGAATGGACTTACGACAAAATTATTTGGATTGATTCAGATATTGAGTGGGAGCCATCAGACTTTTTTGCATTATATAATTCTGAAAAAGATATTATTTCTGGATGCTATTTAATGGAAGATCGCCACGTTCCTATTTATAATCAGCCTAGAGGCGGAATGATGCCAGAACAAATGCTCCTTGATAAGAATGAGCCATTCAAAGTTGCTGGGGCTGGATTTGGGTTCCTAGCCGTTAAACAAGGAGTATTTGAAAAAATGCCAAGACCTTGGTTTGGCCCAGTAGCAATACCCAATACAGATGAAAACAAAGACACAAATCCTGAGTTTATACTTATTGGTGAAGATCTTTCTTGGTGCACAAAAGCCATTAATTCTGGTTTTGAAATTTGGGCGGATCCCAAAGTTAGAGTAACTCATCAAAAAACATTTAAACTTCATTGGATGGATGTTTTACAAAAAAATTATCCACAGGAAAATAAATAATGAAATTACAATTTGAAGCATTTGATAAAGAAACAGAACTTTTGTTTGAAAGTCCAAAGCCAGCAGTTCAGTCTCTTCCACAATGGTATAAAGATATGCCAACAAGAATGGATGAAGAAAAATTAGACGGTTTATCAAAAGATGGGGTTGCAGTTAGTAACTTAACATTAAAGGGATGCTCTCCTTTTCTTGACGCTTTAAGTACAGGCTACATGTTTGAATTACCATTTGATATGGAGTTTAGAAAAAATGATAAAGGAATGATTAATGTTCGTTGGGCAACAAATATTAATCTTATAGGACAACACGGACCAGATCAAGCACCAGGATTACCAGGACCATTTGGTGGCTCTTCAAGTCTTCTTAAGTGGAGACCAGGATGGAGAGTTATTACTCCAAAAGGCTATAGTTGTCTGTTTACGCACCCAACAAACAGGCACGATCTTCCATTTAGAACATTTTCTGGTGTTGTGGATACTGATATGTATAAACTTGGTGTTGAGTTTCCATTTCAACTATTGGATTCCATAATTGACAAAAATGTTTTTATTCTTGAAAAGGGAACTCCTATCTGTCAGGTTATTCCATTTAAGAGAGAAGACTGGAAAAGCGATGTTGTAGAATTTGATGAAGAAGAAAATCGTAAAAATGGTTTCTTATTAAAATCAAAAATAGTTCGTTCATATAAACAACAGTTTTGGCAGAAAAAAACTTACAATTAGGAGATAGCATGGATTGGTTGCAGCAGGTTCCACAAAACGATATTGGGGTGGTAGAAGAATCTTTGCCCCCAATGGGCGGTACAGAAATATTAAAATCTGGACTATATAAATATACTAATATAGCACAGCATAAAGATATTAACCTTTTGCTATCTAATCCATATTTTAAAAATGTAAAATATACAAAAAAGAATTTGCTATGGCAGCATTTGGCTCATAGTGATGAATCGTTAAGATCAGGATATACAGATCCCTTATTTATGAATGCCATAAATTCATTTGTATATATTTCTCACTGGCAACATGAAAAGTATCGCTGGATATTTAAAATCCCTCTTGAAAATGCATATGTAATTAAAAATGCTATTGACCCAATAGAGTTTAAACCTAAGACAAAAGATGGCAAGATAAAGTTAATTTATACTTCTGCCCCATTTCGTGGATTAGACATGCTTTTGCCAGCATTTGAAATGCTAAATAGAGATGATGTTGAACTTGATATTTATTCATCAGCAAAGATGTATGGAACTGGATATGAGGCTCATACAAACGGGGTATACGAAGAACATTTTGAAATAGCCCGTAATATGAAAAACGTTAATTATATGGGATACGCTACAAATGATGTAATTAAAAAAGCCTTACAAGAATCTCATATATTTGCATACCCAAGTACGTTTGAAGAAACATGTTGTTTGGCTATGGTTGAGGCTGGTGCTGCGGGATGTCGTATGGTTACAACTAATCTTGGTGCATTATATGAAACTGGATCAGAATATGCAAGGCTTATGCCAATGCAAGCGGTACCAGAAACATTTATTCCAGCATATGCAAAAACACTAAATGAAGAGATTGACAATTATTGGTCTATAGAAACACAAAGTAAATTACAAAAACAATCAGATTTTTATAATGAAAATTACTCTTGGGATTTAAGGTCTAAAGAGTGGAATAGATTGTTTGAAAAAATTAGTTCCACTTAGCATTATATTTTACTTGATCAGAAGCAACAATGCTATCAAAAGATTCGGTAGAACTAGAATCAATTAAATAATCTCCCCATAAATATTCTGAACGAGAATATCCTAATACAGGCTCTGCTCTACGATAAAAATCATTATCACCAAACCATATTTGAAATTGCTCATCAGCACGTAGGCTAGAAGATGATGAAACTAACAACATAGCCCCATCAGAGATATTTATAACCTCTGATTCACCCTTAGAAAATTCATCATATGCTTCTTTAATTACAAATGGATCAAATTCAAAAACACCATTTGTTAAGATTACTGAGTCTGCCCCATTTGCAAAAGCATACTCTAGTCCAGTATTCCAATAACGATATATGCCTATATCATTAAAATCTTCCAAATGAACTACGCCTTCATACTCGCCGTACCCGTCTACTTTGTTTACAAAAATAATTTTATTTGAAAAATCATGTGACACTTGACCAGCATATGGATGAGCCACATCTTCTTTTTCACTTGCTTGTGTTTCAGGGTTAAAAACAGTTTTTTCATATGTTTCTGGGGCGGTATAGCCGCCAGATAGTCTATCAACATATGATGTTAAATCAATATCGTTAGAAATAACTGGAACTACTATCCAAACATTATTCATAGGCACCTCCGCTGTGGTAAACTTTCTATAATTATACCATAAAAACAAGCATTATAAATAACATATAGACTTTAAAAAAACAAAAGCACTAACCCTCAACAAAAGATTTACATATTTTTTTAAGCGTGTTTTTCTTTTTAAATTTGTGATATACTTAAGACCACTTCGTAAAATAAGAAGTACTCACTCAATTTTGCTATGAAAGGTAAATAATAAATGTCAGAAAGCGTATTCTCATTTCGTCTATCAGAGGACTTTGTAACAAAGTACTCATTAACTCCTGCACCCTTTGGATTCTCAGACGCAGGCTCTAATTCATTAGGAGAAATTACGTTTATACGCACATACTCTCGTATGAAAGAAGACGGAACAAAAGAAAGATGGCATGAGGTTTGTAAGCGGGTAATTGAAGGAATGTACTCAGTACAAAAAAACCACGCTAAAGATAATCGTCTACCGTGGAACGATAACAAGAGTCAAAAATCTGCTCAAGAAGCATATGACCGTATGTTTAATTTAAAATGGACTCCGCCAGGTAGAGGTCTTTGGGCATTTGGAACTCCTATGACTATGGAAAAGCGCAACTCTGCTTCTCTACAAAACTGTGCAATGGTGTCTACTCGTGATATTGATCGTAATGATCCAGGAGCATTGTTTGCTTGGGTTATGGATGCTTTAATGTTAGGTATAGGTGTAGGTTTTGATACCGTCGGTCAAGACAAAGAAATCACTATTAATGCTCCTACAGAGCCAGAAAATGTATGGGAAATTCCAGATACTCGTGAAGGTTGGGTAGACTCTGTAAGAATGTTATTAAACTCATACCTACGTCCTAATCAGGCTATACAAAAGTTTAACTACGACCTTATCCGTCCTCTAGGTGCCCCTATAAAAGGCTTTGGAGGGGTTGCTAGCGGTCCAGCACCACTCATTGCACTACATAACAAGATAGACGCAGTAATCGGCGGTAGAGCAGGAGAAAAACTTGATTCTCGTGCAATTGTAGATATTGTTAACCTTATTGGTACATGTGTTGTTTCTGGAAATGTTCGTCGTTCTGCTACCTTGGCTTTAGGATTACCAGAAGACAAAGATTTTATTAATTTAAAAAATGCAGAGGTTTTTCCAGACAGAAACTCATTTGATTCAGAAAATCCAGGATGGGCATGGATGTCTAATAATTCTATTGCTGCAGAGGTTGGAACAAAATATGAAGACTATGTTAATTTAATTGCAGACAATGGTGAGCCAGGATTTATTTGGCTAGACGTTGCTAGAGATTATGGAAGACTAGCAGATCCTGCAGACTATAAAGATTCTCGTGTTATGGGATTTAATCCTTGCGCTGAACAACCATTAGAAAGTTATGAGTTATGCACACTTGTAGAAGTTCATTTAAACCGTCATGAAGACAAAGAAGATTTTCTTCGTACACTAAAGTTTGCATATCTATATGGTAAGACCGTTACACTTATGCCAACACATTGGCAAACCACAAATGGAATTATGCAACGTAATCGTCGTATTGGAACATCTCTAACTGGTATTGCATCATTTGCAGACACAAAAGGTATGCCAGTAATTCGTGAGTGGATGGACGAAGGGTATAAAAAGATTCGTGCATACGATCACTCATACTCAGAATGGCTATGTGTACGTGAGTCAATTCGTGTAACTACCGTCAAACCTTCAGGATCTGTTTCCCTATTATCTGGTGCAACACCAGGAGTTCATTGGGGTCCAGGAGGAGAATTCTATCTTCGTGCTATAAGGTTTGGCAATACAGATCCAATGGTGCATTTATTTAAAGCGGCAGGGTATAAAATTGAAGATGACGTAGTATCTGCAAACACTTCAGTAGTATATTTCCCAGTAGCATCTGGACATCCTCGTTCTGAAAAAGATGTAAGTCTTTTTGAAAAGATTGGTTTGGCTGCTACCGCTCAAAAGTATTGGTCTGACAATGGAGTATCTGTAACTTTATCATTTGACAAGGAATCTGAGACTAAGCATATTGCTCCAGCATTACACATGTATGAAGGTCAATTAAAGGCAGTTTCATTTCTGCCGATGGGTAATAAAACTTATCCTCAACAACCATATACAAATATTACAAGAGAAGAATATAACTCTTACGTTGGAAAAATTGGTAAAATTGATTGGTCCGCTATCTATGATGGCAAGGATAATCTTGACGCAGAGTCTGAAAAGTATTGCTCAACAGACGCTTGCGAAATTAAATTATACTAGCCTTCATCCTGCTATAATAAGAGGATAGGAGAACTATGGCCAACCCGTCTAACTTATATGCAGAAAAGATATTTTCTGAGCATCCTCTGGCGCTATGGGCTTTGGATCAAACTGTTGACTATATAAGTTTATTTAATTTAAACTATCAGGATATTCAAAGTTTTTGGACGGTAAGTGGAGCAACCGCCTCTTTAGAAACATCAGACGTAGACGCACCATTTTCTACAGTAAAAGTAAATAAACTATTAGGAACTGTTCCTGCAGGAGCAACTGCAGATATTGTTTGCATCAGCCCAGAGTTAGTAAACTTTTCAGACTTAAATGCAGATCTTGGTACATTTTGTGTAGGTGCTCACATATACGTTGACAGCGTACACATAAACTCTATATCTATTGGTTTTGAATACACAGACACAACAACAGCAAGTGTAGTCCAAAAATTAAAAACTTATGAAAATCTTACAGAAAATTCTTGGGTTTTTGTTTCACAAACTTCAGAAATAGTCAGTGAAAATACAACACTTAGGGTTGTAATAAAAATAACTTCTCAAACTGGTGGTGCAACATCCTCTGACTATTTGTATTATATAAATGGAGTCAGCGTTGGTCAATGGTCTGAAGAATTTAATTATCAATCACTTGGGGTTGTCCCAATATCAATGCCAGCGGAAATAGCATTAACTTCAGATCAAGTAATTCCTTCACCAGCCTACGGAGTGTCTGGAAACAATGTTCTTGATAATGCCTATCATATAGTTTCAGATAATAGTCTTTTTGCAAAAAATACAAGCATACCTTTAGTTTATGGAGCATCAAATATAACAACTCTTAGAGCAAATCCTAGCGGAGAACCATCCTTAATTGTTCCAGGAAAAGGGTTTTTAAATAAAGTTGGTCAGTATAAAGACTACACCGTAGAGTTTTGGGCAAGAATAAATTCAGACTCTCCTACTTCTAAAAAAATATTTGGTCCAATAGCATCAGAAGATGGTCTTTATGCTGATAATGGATTTTTAACATTAGTAATAGGTAAAAACTTTTCTTCTCATTTTGTTGGAGAATGGTTTAGGCCAATGCTTATTCAAATTAGATTAATTAGAAATGCTGCAAGTTTAATTTTAAATGGAGAAGAAGTTATATCTTTAACAATTGAAACTGATAACCTTGAACTACCAGAAGAACGTAATGAATCAAATAAAAGCCAAGACTGGCTAGGATTTTATGCATATAACGATATTACTCCAATTGATATAGACTGTGTTGCTATTTATTCTTATCAGGTTCCTATAAATGTAGCAAAAAGGAGATGGGTTTATGGACAAGGAGTTATTTCTCCAGAAGGAATTAACTCTTCTTACGGAGGAACATCTGCATTTATTGATTATTCTTTTGCAGATTACACCGCTAACTACAGTTATCCAGATTTTGCTCAATGGCAACAAGGGTCTTTTGATAATTTAACAACAACAACAAAAGTTTTAAGAACTCCTGAATACGAACTTCCAGAAATTTTTTTATCAGATAAAACTTTAACCGAACTGTATGAAGATAATAAGTCAATTCAAAATAGCGTTTCTGGACCAATTGATGATGAAACCTTTATAACCTTTAGGCCTAATAGTTCTTGGAATACAAAAACTTGCTACCTTAACTTTGATAATTTTAATATTCTAAATACTAAGGTTGATTGTTTTTACGGTGTATTTAGTAATCACAACCTTAACTCTAATCAAACCTTGTTTAAAATTTATAATTCTTTAAACAATAATTATTTTTCAATTGAACAAGATCAAAATGTAATTACATATAACCTATACTATAACGATATCAACCAAGTAATATATACATCTGAAGTTATTGAATCCCATCAATTATTTTCTGCAGGTATTAATATAGAGTTATTAATAGAAACTTTTGGCGGAAATGTCTCTACGTTTTTTGGTAGTCGAAATTCACTTAAAGTTTATATAGGTGGAGATGGCTCTTTAAGCAAAACCTTTTTAGGAAAAATGTATTCTGTTGGGTTTGCTACAACAAAAAATACAACCCTTATATCTGATTATTTTAATTCTGATGGTATAGCAATTTTTGACGACATGTCTGTTTCTGGTATCACAGAAGAAGAGAATGCTATTGCATTATTTAATCATTTATCAAGTTACACCCTACTACCTATAGAAAATTATGATTCTTACTTTTTAGATATAGGCGTCTCTGGATCTTGGCAAGACTATCTGCCGCTTTCTTATTTTGCTCAGTTTGTAACCAATGACGTTGGCAATCAATTTTATGATTTAGATTTTTTACAGTTTAACGTAGGCGTTCCGTCACCAACCTCTTTAATAGAAAATGAAACTGTTTCAGCCTGGACTTACGCAGATTTATATCAAAATTATTTTCAACCAACTCAACAAACATACTATCAATTTGACAATCAACTACTAACTGGATGGAATAACTACGAAGATGCCAATCAGAATGCTGTAAAAACTTATAAATATGACACCACGGATTCTGCAGTTAGATGTTATTTAACTTTTCAATATATCGAAGATGGTGCTAACTTATTAGATAGTGATTTTACCATTACTCAACCAGTTTTACGTGACTCCATTATTGATGTAGATGAATATGAAAATTGGGAAACAACAAAGTTTGAAGTTGTAAATAATGCAATAGTTTATCCAAGTAAAACTGTAGATTTTAATGATCTCGCAATTGTTTATCATTTAGAATTTAAAGTACGGGGAATATTAAATAAACCAATTCTATTAAATAGACTTCAACTTGCCTCTCAAGCATTTAATGATAACTCGTTTAATCCTGTTGGAACAAGATTTGGAGTTGACTTATTTCCCTATAAACGTTCAGGAATTTATTATGACTATAAATCTAAAAACCCTTTTACTATTTATAAAGGCACTACGCCATACCTTTATTTAACAAAAGACTCTGGAATTCAAGTTCGTGGAGATATTCTTTCTTTAGAAGATCGTGGTATTTCTTTACCAATAAATCAGGCATTGTCTTCAGATTATCTTGTTAGTGCAGTACAACTTTGGCTTAGATATTCAGAAGATGAGTTTCCACCAGTTCCAACAGAATTGTTTGAAATTATTTACAAGGAAGATACCTTTAAATTTTACATAGTAGCAGATAGTGACACTGGATCAAGAGCAAGAGTTTTTGCAAAAAGTCTTTCAACTGGTCAAATAGTTGATGATTTTCAATATTATTGGAATGGTCTAGAGGTTAGAGAGCCAATCCTTACTTCTAAAGAGTGGGGAGTTCTTGGAATATTTTTTTCTACCGCACTTAATTTTGATGAATTTTTAGGAGCAATTAATATTAATGGCCCTGTACTCTTTAATAATGTGGCATACTATCAAGCAAATAATTTACAACAAATTCAGGGAACAGTTACAAGACCTTGGCTTAGGGTAAAAACAGAGGATGCCATTAACTTTACGTGGTCCTATTGGCAAACAAATAAAACTTGGTATGAAACATTGGTTATAGGATCATCAAACTTGTATGGAGTAAATCCAGGAGACATCTATCGAGCATACCTAGGCACTAATAAAATAATATTTGATGATGAAAGTGGTTTAAGTGTAGACTCAGACAAAATGCAAATATATCAGGCTGTAACTTGGTCAACGACTGTCGCTTCAGCCCTATAATATGCTATACTGATGGTTATGAATAACGATATTCTTAAAAAAGTTGGCAATGTCCGACGCAAAGTAATAGAAAAAGATTACAATTGGGGTCTTTACGTGTACAAAAAGTCAGATGGTTCATGGTTTACAGATGGCTCTGGTAGCATATTAAACATACCAGCAGAGCGTGGTGATATTACAAAAATTTCAGAATTAAAAAAAGTTGCTATTCATTACGGTGATGACGGTGAAGGAAGTGCAGTATTTGTTCCTGGACTTACAAGAATTAGCGAGGAAGAGCATTCTGAACAACTAGATAGAATGAAGAATGGCTTAATTCCTTCCATGAATGATCATGGTGCTTGGGTAGCAGCACGACAAACCTATGATAAGTATGGTAATGATGAGTGAAGAATACGTAAGAGTTGGATTAAACACACAAGAAAAAAATGACAATCCATTTTCACAACAAGACCCATTTAATAAAACTTGGGATACATTAAAAGATTTTACAGGGTTAGAACAAAATTTCCGTAGAAAAACTGCAAGAAATGTTACAAAGGCAATGAACTTTGCAACAAATGAATATTTAGATTCTGCTAATGCTACACCATCTGGAGTAGATGCAGGATCAAAGGCTATTAATCCTGGCACGGTATATAGAAATGGTTACGGACTATTTGACGTAATTACTCCACCATATAACATGTATGAGTTAGCCAACTTCTATGACACATCATTTGCTAATCATGCTGCTATTGATGCTAAGGTAGAAAACGTAGTTGGTCTTGGATACCGTTTTGATATTGCAGATAGAACAATGCTTAGGTTTGAAATGAATGAAGATCAAGCAGCAGTTGATCGTGCTCGTAACAGAATTGAAAGAATGAAACTTGAGTTAAAGGATTGGCTAGAAAACCTTAACGATGATGATTCATTTACTAAGACTATGGAAAAATTTTATACAGATGTTCAAGCAACTGGTAATGGGTTTATTGAAATTGGTAGAACTGTAACTGGTGAAATTGGCTACGTTGGTCATATACCTGCAACCACTGTTCGTGTTCGTCGTTTACATGATGGCTTTGTTCAAATTATTGGCAACTCAGTAGTTTATTTTAGAAACTTTGGTGCTAAAAATCCAAACCCAATGACTAATGATGCACGTCCAAATGAGATTATTCACTATAAAGAATACTCTCCATTAAATACATTTTATGGTATTCCAGACATTGTTGCTGCTATGCCATCACTTATTGGTGATCAATTAGCATCACAATACAACATTGACTACTTTGAAAACAAGGCAGTTCCTAGATACATCGTAACCTTAAAGGGTGCAAAATTATCATCTGACGGTGAAGACAAGATGTTTAGATTTTTACAAACAGGACTAAAATCTCAATCACATAGAACTCTTTATATCCCACTTCCTGGAGATACTGAAAACAATAAGGTTGAGTTTAAGATGGAGCCAATTGAAAACGGTATTCAAGAAGGATCATTTAAAGAATATCGCAAACAAAATCGTGATGATATCCTAATTGCACATCAGGTTCCAATCTCTAAACTTGGTGGAGCAGATTCTGGAATTGCAGCGGCATTATCACAAGATCGTACCTTTAAAGAGCAAGTATCTCGTCCAGCACAAAAGCATCTTGAAAAGGTTGTTAATAAAATTATTCGTGAAAAAACAGATATCCTTGAACTTAAGTTTAATGAACTAACACTTACAGATGAAATTGCTCAATCTCAAATTATTGAGCGTTATGTAAAAACACAGGTTATGACTCCAAATGAGGCTCGTGAAAAGTTAGATCTTCCACAAAGAGCCGATGGAGATGAGCCATTTGTTATGTCTGCAAGACAGGCAACTGATACAAGGGCTAATTTGGCAGGAAATCGTCAAAGAGATGCAGAACGAACAAATAACAATTCTGACTCTACTACAACCATCTCTGGTCGTAATGCACAGGGTGAAGGTCGCTCATCTCAATAATTGAGATAAGTGTAATAATATTTGGTATAATAGATAACGATATGTTAATAAATAAGGCTCATTGGGAAACTACTGGCGACAGCGTTCGCCTATCAATGCCTATTGGTAAAGTAGACATAGAGCGTCGTATGGTTTCTGGTTTTGCTACTTTAGATAATATTGATAAGCAAGGCGACATCGTAACAACAGAGTCAAGCGTTGAAGCATTCAAAAATTTTAGAGGAAACTTGCGTGAGATGCACCAACCATCCGCAGTTGGAAAAATTGTATCATTTAAAGAAGATCGTTATTTTGATCCATCAGTTAAGAAGTTTTATAGTGGAGTATATGTTTCAGCATATGTTTCAAAAGGTGCACAAGATGCATGGGAAAAGGTTTTAGACGGAACATACAAAGGTTTTTCTATTGGCGGTAACATTAAAAATTGGGACGACGCATACAACGAAGAACTAAGCAAAACTATACGTGTAATTAAAGAATATGATTTATTTGAGTTGTCGTTGGTTGATAATCCTGCAAACCAATTTGCAAACATTGTATCTATCGAAAAGGTAGATGGTAAAAATGTTGTTAGTGGATATCTTTCAAAGGCAGAAATTGAAAATGTGTTTTGGGATTCAGAAACTGGAATCGTTATGGTGTCAGAGTCTGAAAACGAAACAAGCCCTACATCAGGAAAGGCAATGCAAAACATTGGCTTTATTGAAAAGGGAGACAAAAATAATACAGAAACACTAAAGTTCTTAGTTGATAGTGCTAAAGGCATTAGTACAATTAAGATTACAAAGGAGGTTAGTCCTATGACTGAAACAACAGAAGCAGTGGTTGACACTGCAGTTGAAGAAGTAAAGGTCGCTCCAGAGGCACAGCCAGTAGCAGTTGAAGAAACTGTTGCAGTTGCTGAGGAGGCACCAGCAGTTGAAGAACTTGCTCTTGCTAAATCTAGCGATGGTAGTGCAGATTCTTCTGTTGAAAAAACAGAAGAGGGAGAAGTTGTTGCAACTGAAACTGTTGTAGCAAAGTCTGATGAAGTAATTGTTGAGGCAGTTACAGAAATCAAAAATTCTCTTACAAATGCCTTTGGCGATTTAGCAACAACCGTTAAGTCTCTTCACGAGCAAATTGTTGCATTGAGTAAGTCTCTTGACACCGTATCAGGTGAGGTTAAGACCGTATCTGATGAAGTAAAAAATGTAAAGGGAGTTTTTAATGAGTTTGGTAAGCGAGTAGATCTTGTAGAACAAGACACCGCTTTCCGCAAGTCTGGCGATCTAGGCGAGATCGTGCAGTTTGAACCCTCAAAAGTTCAGAAATCCCTATGGGGCGGTCGTTTCCTCACATCAACCGACCTATTTAACTAAAGTACAAAATCACTAGGAGGTGAAAATAATGTCGGAACAAAATAAAGACCTAGAAAAAAACTACCCAGGATCAGGCGGAGCAGGCGCAGAGATTAACTCTCAAGGCTCATTCGTATCTGGTGGCGTAGGTAGTGCTACTGGTTTAGATTCTGCAGCAGCGTCTGTAGGATCACAACTTGGTAACACTGCAACTGCAGCATTCGGATCAACATCTGGAGCAAACGCAGTAAACCCAACAGGCGCAGCAGGTGGTATTCTAGCACCAGAACAAGCACGTCGCTTCATCGACTATGTGTGGGATGCAACAGTTCTCGCTAAAGATGGTCGTAGAGTTACAATGCGTGCCAATACAATGGAGATCGAAAAGGTCAACGTTGGAGAGCGTGTTATCCGTGCAGCCGCACAAGGCGCACCAGATTACACAAACATTGGTGCAACATTCTCAAAGGTTGAATTAACTACCAAAAAGATTCGTCTTGATTGGGAAGTATCAACTGAAGCACTAGAAGACAATATTGAAGGTGGAGCACTTGAAGATCATTTAGTTCGCTTAATGACCAATGCATTCGCTAACGATATTGAAGACCTTGCAATTAATGGTCTAGGATCAGGCGCAGATGCCTTCCTTTCCATCATGCCTGGCTTTGTTAAGCAAACTCGTGGAACAGTCGGAAACGACGCTCACGAATATGCTGCAACAGTTTCAGACAACAACTACTCAACATCAGTAATGCAAGGCTTGCTATTAGCAATGCCTCGTAAGTATCGTGCACTTAAGTCAAACCTTAAGTTCTACGCAGGTACTGATGCTTTTGCTGGTATTGTTCGTAACAACGGTACACTTGCTGATGCAGTTGCAGAAGCATTTGCTAACCGTCCAGGAAGTACTGAAGCAAATCGTCAAGCATTCCTTGATGGTGGTGCACAGACAACTGGCAACTCACGCACAACCCGTGTACTTGGTGTAGACGTTCTAGAAGTTCCTTACTACCCTGCAGGTTATGTCGATTTGACATTCCCTCAGAACCGTGTATGGGGTTTCCAGAGAGACATCACTGTAAACCGTGAATACAAGCCAAAGAAAGATACAATTGAGTACACAGTATTTGTACGCTTTGGTATCCAATGGGAAGAACTAGATGCAGTCGCTTATGTTGACTCAGATAGCGCTGATTCCTAAGATCTAAAAGATCAAATATTAGGGCGGGTAGCGTAAAAACTACCCGCCTTATTCTTATTCTGGTATAATTACAAATAAGCATAGGAGAATTATGAGTTTAACAATAGAAGAATTATCGACTAAAACTGTAATGGCATTAAAGGCATATGCAAAAAAAAATAATATAGAGTTGTTTGAATCAACCACTAAACTTGAAATTTTAGAAATCTTGGCTAGTTGGATTCCACCAGAAAAAACAGAAGAACAAGTTCAAGAAGCAGATAAAGCAAAAAGTATGATAAACAAAATAGCGTTATACTCAGAAAGAAACCTACACATGGATAACCTAGGTGCTCTTAAGGTAGGGTACAACATAGTCTCAAAGGAGGCATCCGAAAAATGGTTAACCCACAGGTTGGTAAGAATTGCACCACCTGAAGAGGTAGCATCATATTACGGTAAATAAAAATGCAAATATTACGTCTTCCACCCTATCCACTTTCTGTAACCTATACAGTTCCAGATGCTAATGCTGACTATGTTATTGTTATTGAAAATGTTGCAGAATTAACAGAAATTGAAGAGACCATTGAGTCTAATGCTAGTAAAAAAATAACCTACTCTTTAGATGATGATTTTGTTAAATATGATAAATCATATGCTTTAACAATTTATGAAGATGGTGGATCTTCTGGAGCAAACATTGTACGTGGTGATATTGTAGTACAAGATAATTTAGAAATTATGAGACCATACGTAGATCCAACACCTTTAGCCGTATCTGGCACAGCAACCGACATAGCACTTTATACAGGTTATGAAAATTTAGCAAGAGCAATTATTGATGCTGCTGTCGGTGGATTTTATTATGATAGAACTTATTTAGAAGTTGTTGGACAAGGAAATGATTATTTACCGCTTTGGAAAAGAACTCACAAAATTTTAAAAGTATATGAAAATGCACAACTAGTTTATGATATAGACAACGCAGACGGACCAGAGTTATTAGACTATACTTTTTTAATTACTAAAGATAAAACAGCAATTACTAAAGATCCAATGGAGGCAGTTGATTCTATAAATCGGGCAGAACGAAGATATGCACGTATTCCATTAGGATACTCAGATTCTATTAGCATGTTTGATACAGAAGATAGTGGACATACTCAAACTGTCGTTCCTGGAGTTGCATTTCCAGAAGGAGCAGATTACATTATGTTGTTAGAGACTGGATATAAAGTTGTTCCTTATGATATTCAAGATGCAACATTAATGTTAATTGATGATATTAAGTGTGGCAAAATGGACTATTACAAGAGATATGTTAAAAGTTTTAGCACTGATCAATATAAAATTCAATATGATGATCGCTTAATAGAAGGCACTGGCAATATATTAGTAGATAAAATTTTAGAAAAATATAAAGAGAATATCATCCGTCCAGGAGTATTATAATGGAAGACTGCACAACAGACTTTCTTTATCCAATGAAGGCTGATTTATACTATCCAATAATAAATCAAACTCAATACGGACAAGCAAGCAGAACTTGGTTTTATGATAGAACAATTATATGTAATGCTACATCTGTAGGTGGAGCGGGTACTGAACAAATCAAACCAGAAGCATTTCTACAACATGAAAATAAACTAATAGCAAGAACAAAATCAGATCCTAGGGTATCATCAAATAAAACAGATAATGCTATTACAAACATTTTAATTACAAATATTCGTAATGCTAACGATGAACTTATTTATAGAGAAACAGCAGGGTCAAGGTCTGGACGTGGAACAATCTATGAGATAGCAACAGTAGAACCATTTTCTGGTCCTTTTGGATCAGTAGAATATTTTAAGTTTTTATTACGTAGAACAGAAAATCAAACAGTAGAAGACTAATGATAGTTAGAACCAACACAGCAAGTTTTAATAAAGAAATGAACAACATAGTCCAATATGCATTTGGTTTTTTAGATGGTGCTCAAAAAGGTAAAACAATTTTTTTAAAAAACTTAGGAATTGAAACAATAGATGCAATGGCTAAATATGTAGATGTTTCTGCAAGAGGAAATCCTGCAGCACTTCAGCACGTATATGAGTGGTATCAAACAGGCAGTCCAAGCGCAAGACTATTTAACATTAATTATACTGTTAGCAATTTAGGACTAAGCATTAATTCAACATTTACACAATCAAGAAGTGTAAAAAAAGAATCAAATGTGCCATTCTATAATAAGGCTAAGATTATGGAAGAAGGAATTCCAGTTGTCATTAAACCAGTAAAATCTCCAGTTCTTGTTTTTAATGAAGGTGGTGAAACTGTATTTACTAAAAATTCTGTAACAGTTAGAAATCCTGGAGGAAGTCAGGCTCAAGGATCTTTTGAAAAAACAATAGACGAATTTATTTTAAGGTATTTTAAACAATCATTTTTACGTGCTAGCGGTATATATGACTACATTAAAAAACCAGTAATATTTAAAAAACAAATAAAGTCTGGGGCAAGACTAGGCAAGTCAAAAGGTGTAGATACTGGATTTAGATGGATTGTTAATGCAAAGATTGGTGTAGAATAGTATTATGACCTCTTTAGTATCAAAAGAAACTGGGTTTCCCCCAATATTTATTAACGCTTTTATTCACAGCGAACTTCAAGAGTTTGATTTAATGCCAACTGGACTTGAACCATTTCAGCCATTTTTTCCCGCTCAAGTACCTGACAGTGTAGAAGGTATATATAATGACATTCCTTTTATTAGAAATAATCCTGATACTACCGTAATTATATTTGATAGACTTATGAGATTTAGACCTACCCCATTTTACAAGCATAAAAGAGAACAGTTAATATATTTTATTTATAGCCCTAATCTTTCTAAATTATTTGATACAACTAGGGTAATAATAGAATGTCTTGATCGAGAAGATGTTGCAGCCCAAGCCTTAAACTTTTGGATAGCAAATAATGATATAGAGGATGAGGCGGGTGCCGTAATCCCTAAAAATGTATTTTTTCATAACTTGAAGGTGTATCAAGCAGATGAAAGCAGGGATATCGTAGAGTTGGCTTCTGCTAGAACCTTGGGGCTAAACAAGTTAGTTATTGAGTATGACTATCATACGGTAAGCGTGCAAGGTTCAAATAAACGATATTCTTAAAACGGTGATATAATTAGTATCGAGGAAACAACGCCATACAACTTAATATCTACTATTATGAAAAGAGGTAAAATACATGCCATATAGCCGTGGTACGTCGAACAACATTATCGTTGGTGCAGCAGCACTTTTTATTGCTGACACAACTTTAACTCCAGCAACACTGGAAACATTTGATGCAAGTGAGTCTTTTAAGGATACACTTACAGATGAAGCAGACTACACTAACGTAGGTTATACAATGAACGGTCTTGAATTACAGTTCCAACCAGATTTCGGTGAAGTCCAGGTAGATCAGGTTCTTGACGTTGCTAGACTATTTAAGCAAGGTATGCAGGTAAATCTTGCAACAGCCTTTGCCGAAGCAACTTTAGAAAACTTGCTTCTTGCTCTAGCGTATTCTGATGACGAAATTTCAGGAAACAAGGCAGCATCTACAGGAAGAACATTAAATCTTTCTGCTGGCGACATTGGAGAAGTTCCATTGGAGCGAGGATTAGTTGCTGTTGGCCCAGGAACTGGAAACCCAGCAACTGCAGCCGATGTTGAAAGAGTTTACACAGCATACCGTGCTTTGTCAATTGAAAACGTAACTGTATCAGCAAAGCGTGATGAGGCTTCAATGTTTGAAGTATCATTCCGTTTATTGCCAGAAGATACATCAGGATCTTACGGTAAAATCGTAGATCGCACATACGGTCAATCATAATCTAAATTCAGATTAAACAAATACCCACTTCTTCGGAGGTGGGTTTTTTGTTGTGTTTGTGATAGAATAGAATTCTATGGCAACTACAATATATAAAAGTGATATAGTCTATTTATTTGATGGGACAGAATTAGAAATAATACCATTAAAAATAAAATATCTTCGTGAGTTCATGTTGACATTTAATAATATTAAAAACACAAAAAATGATGATGACGCAATTGGTATATTAATAGAATGTGTTAGAATCTGTATGAAACAATACTATCCTAAAATTTCAGGTACTGTTAAGGATGTTGAGGACAGTATAGATATGCCCACCGTATATAAAGTACTAGATGCCGCTGCTGGCATTAAGATTAATAAAAAGTTAGAAGAGCCAGTAAAGGATCAAGCAATTGGTAGTGGTCAAACCTGGGAAACCCTAGACCTTGCAAAACTAGAAGCAGAGGTATTTTTGCTCGGTATTTGGAAAGACTACCAAGAGTTAGAAACTTCTTTATCAATGCCAGAGTTAATGGCAACCCTAGAGGTAATTAGAGAATTAGACTATACAGAAAAAAAATTCTTGGCTGCAATTCAGGGGGTAGACCTAGACAAAGAATCAAATAAAGATAAAGGTCAAAGGGAATGGGAAGATATGAAAGCAAGAGTTTTTAGCAAAGGAAAAACTGTTGACGGCAACGATATTTTAGCATTACAAGGACCTAATGCACAGAAAGCAGGGTTTGGTATAGGTATGGGTTTGGATTACGAAGATCTAACAAAATAACTTCCCTATGCTATAATTGACATAGCCTATATAGGAGGATACACAAATGGCAACAACAGTACACGAGGGTGAAGAACTTGTTCTCATGGACGGCACAAAAATTAAGGTACGCTCACTTAAGATTTCTCTGCTTCGTCCATTTATGAAAAAGTTTGAGCAGGTAGCAGGGGTAGCAGAAGATAACGATAAGTCAATGACTCTTCTTATTGAGTGCGTACAAATTGCTATGGAGCAGTACAATCCAGACCTGTCTAAAGATATTAGTAAACTAGAAGAGGTCTTAGACCTTCCAACAGTTTATAAAATTATTGAAGCCGCTTCTGGAGTTAAACTAGCAGATGCAAACGCTCTTTTAAATACAGTGCTTGCAAACAACTAAATAATAAAAGAGGTGTAAATGAATGGCTGATGTAAATGCTAATATTGGCGTACATATTGATACGTCGGCGGCACTGGCAGAACTTAAAAATCTCCAACGTCAATTAGCAACCTTCCATTCATCTGTAGCAAAAAGTAGCGCTGCCGCAGCAGCCGCTCAAAAAGGCTTGCAGACCAATCTTTTAAATTCAATAAATGCAACGGGTAAATTCCGTGCACAAATGGGGTTAGTAAGAACCTCAACAGAATCATTTACTCACGCACTGGAGACAAATAAACTCTCTATGCGTGAGTATTTCCGTTATGCAGGCGGATCTACAAAAACATTTGGCAGATTATTTAAACAAGAATTTAACACAATTGGCAAGGTGGCCGAAGAGCGTGTTAAGAAGATGCAGACCCAGTATATCAAGATGGGTCGTGATGCTTCTGGAGCAATGAAAGCAATTTCAATAACTCCAAACACTTTAAACATGAAAGACTACTCTACAAAATTAGCAGTAGCAGCACAAAAACAAGCATTGTTAAATCAACTATTAAAACAGGGATCTACTAACCTTTTAAATTTTGGTAAGAATACACAGTGGGCAGGACGTCAACTTATGGTTGGCTTTACAATTCCCCTTGCTTATTTTGGTACCGCCGCTGCTAAAACATTTATGGATCTTGAAAAACAAGCCATTAGGTTTAAACGTGTTTATGGAGATATGTTTACAACAACTGACCAGACCAATAAGGCTTTGGCTGATGTAGAACAACTTGCCAAAGAATTTACAAAATATGGTGTTGCAGTTACAGAAACTATGGAAATGGCTGCTAATGCCGCAGCAATGGGTAAAACAGGGGCAGAACTTACAGCCCAAGTAGCACAAGCAACTCGCCTTGCAGTTCTTGGCGGAGTAGAGCAAGCACAAGCATTAGAAACAACAATATCAGTAACAAATGCTTTTGGTGTAGCAGCAGAAGATTTAGCAAGTAAAATTAATTTTCTTAACGCAGTTGAAAACCAAACTGTAGTATCTATTGAAGATTTAACAGAAGCAATTCCTAAAGCAGGACCAGTAGTAAAACAACTTGGTGGATCTGTTGAAGATCTAGCATTTTTCTTAACAGCAATGAAAGAAGGTGGTATTAATGCATCAGAAGGTGCTAACGCCCTTAAATCAGGTCTTGCCTCTTTAATTAATCCATCAGACAAGGCAGCAGCATTTCTTGGAAAACTTGGGGTAAACATTAATGCAATTGTTGAAACTAATAAAGGAAACATAAGAAACACAGTAATTGATTTTTCTAAGGCATTAGATACTCTTGATCCTCTAAACCGTGCTCGTGCTATTGAACAACTATTTGGTAAGTTTCAATTTTCAAGACTATCAACTTTATTTCAAAACGTAACAAAAGAAGGAACTCAGGCTGCTAGGGTTTTAAATCTTGCGGGGGCTTCAATTGAAGAACTTGCAATATTATCTGAACGAGAATTAGGTGTTTTAGAAGATGCTGTTGGAACTAATTTTAAAGAGTCAATAGAAAAACTTAAGGTTGCTATAGCGCCGATAGGAAAAACATTTTTAGAAGCAGTTACACCAATTGTTCAAGTAGTTGGTAGGCTATTAGACAAGTTTGATAATCTTGGTGAGGGCACTAAGAAGTTTATTGTTGTAGCATCAACCCTTGTTGGAGTTATTGGACCAGTGCTATTAATGACTTTTGGCTTACTTGCCAACGGTGTTGCAAACATAATAAAACTATTTATAACAATGCGTTCTGGATTTTTAAGGGCTGGGACAAATACAAACCTTCTTGCCCAACAAACAAGTTATTTAAATAGCGAACAACTAGAAGCAGCCACAGTAGCGGCATCTTTAAATCAGGCTCATACACGCCTAACGCAATCATTTGCAGTAGAAACAACGGCAGTTAGATTATTACGTCAAGCCTATATTGATGCAACCGTAGCAGCAACAAGATTTGCTATGGCAAATCCAGGTATGATGATGCCAGGTGGAAGGTTTACTCCTAAAAAGTTTGCAAGGGGGTCAACCTATGTTCCAGGAACAGGAAATAAGGATAACGTACCAGCAGTATTAATGCCTGGAGAAGCGGTAATCCCAACTGACGTAGCACAAGATCCAAGATTCCAGCCAATCATTGATGCAATGGTCAATGGAAAACTACAAGCATTTGATGATGGAACTACTGGGGCTGGAAGGTTTAGATCCTTACCCGCAGGCACCAACCTAGATGAAGCAATCAACAGAATAAGAGAAAAAACAGCAGGTACTGGTGGCGGTGCAAACATGGTTGCTGGAGTAAGAGCAGGACAACAAGCACAATATAATAGAGAAGACTCTTCTGTTTTACAAGCACTAAGTGGAAAAACTTCAGGAACACCAAATCAAACATTGCAAAAAGAAATAGAGTTAAAGTATGGCCGCAACTTAGGAGTAGATACTGAAGCACAACAAGCATACAAAAAGAACAGAGAAGGATTCCAAGAACTTCTTTCAAGAATTACCTATGATGAAAAATCTGGAAAATATATTTACAGTGATAAAAAAGGTATTATACAATCTACTTTTACTAAAGAACAACTTGACCGTCAAATAAAATATGCCTTTAAAGAAGCACCTAGCCAATATGGAACGATGTCTACGAGAAAAACTATTCCAGAAACACTTAATAGATATATTGGTAGACTTGGAAAAGCAGGAAGTGGTGCTCCACGAGAAGTAAGAGAATTAAGACAAAAATACAATCAAAAAACTGCTGGACTTGGTTTAGATAGAGAAAACCTTGCTCTTACTAAAGAACTAAGAAAACAGGGTTTGACAACAAATGAAATTAACAAATTTATGGGAAAGAAATCAGAATCCCATATATTTAAACCATTAGATCCAAAAACTAAATGGCAAAGTGGGCTTACAATTTCTGATCATGAAGGCATTGGTCAATATTTAAACCGTGCTGGTAAAAAATCTGTTGGAAAACTTATTAATGATCCTAGAATATTAAAAGAACTAGGATATACAGATAGAGATATTTCAAAATTAAAACAAAGTTATGCTTTTGCACAACAAGAAAAACAACCAACAAATGCAAAACAATTAGGACACCTTGCAAGAATAGCAGATCTTGAAGTTAAAGCACACAATTCAGGCAAAGTAAATATTTCAAAGATTTATCAAGCAAAAGGTATTCTTGGTGTATCGGCAGTAAGAACTCCACAAATTTGGAAAGAAATTTCACGATCAATTATTAAACTTGGAGACAAGCCAAGTTTTGTAAATAAAAAAACATATGCCGTTATGCAAAACAAAGAAGGAATTCTTAATAATAAAGGCTTTACTCAATTTAGTTCTCAAAACACAGAACCAAGAAGTAGCAGAACGCCAACTAAAAATCCATCTCTTGACAACAGAGTTACAAATCTTAATCCAGCACAAGTAGCAAGTGTTCGTAAATTTGGAAAATTTGGACCAACACCAAAAGTTGCAGGGCTATCAGATGCTCCAAAAATTGATGCTAGAACATCACCAGGAATGGCTATTTCAGCAATAGAGAAACAATTCCGTTCTGAACAAAAATCATTAAGGCGTCAAATTGAAAAGGTAGAGCAAAGAAGACTTGTTGCATTAAAACAAGAATTAAAAACAATTGAAGACAAAAACAAACTTGCTACACAGGCAGCCCCATTAACCAAACAACAATTAAAAGAACAAAAACGTGAAGTAAGAGCACAAAGAGCACAAAGAGTTGGATCGGTTGCTGGCCCTGTTGCTGGAATTGCGGGTATTGGAGCAATGGCAGGATTCATGACTGGTAACAATAGCGTGGGTATGGCGATGATGGGTGTCTCTGCTCTTGCAAGTATTGCCCCTATGCTTACTAATCCACTTGGATTATTTGTTGCAGGGCTAGTTTCTATTACCGCAGTAATTTATAAGTTTAATAAAGATATGGAAAAGGCTAGACAAGAAGGCATAAATCTTGCTAAGGCTATGTCAATGACCAACACTAAATTAATTGAGTTATCAAAAATTACTGGAACAGTTTCATCAAAAGAGTCTGCAGATCGAAAAAGACAAAACCTTATTTCTGGAACTGTTGACCAACAAAGAAAATTTGGACAAAATGTTTTAGAAAGTGAATTTGGAAAAAGTTTAATTGCAGATATTGCTACTCAAGGAAAAGCAGGAAAAACAGATAAAGAAATTGCAACAAATATGGCAAATCAATTATCAACTGCAATATTGCAGGGAGTAGTTACAACAGAACAAGCAAAGAGTATTGCTTCAGCATTAGGAGAAAAACTAGGCAGTTATGAAATACCATTAATGATTAGTGGAGAACTTGTATCTTTATTTGGTATAAATGGCGAAAATTTAACTAAAGATCCACTTCAAATTGCATTAGCAATTAAAAAAGATTCTGCAACAAACTTACAAACAGCATTTGATCAGGCACAAAACAATAGAAAACAAGTAAGTGCTGGAACCGCTGCACAGGGAATTGCTGGTATTCTTTTAGGAGCAGGCGCAGTTACGGCTGGAACTGGAGGTCTTGGCGCCCCAATTGCTTTAGCCGCATCAATTGCATTATTAACTAAATCAGCATTTGATTTAAATAAAGTTCAGCAAGCAAATGCAAAACTTGATGCTGCAAGCATTCAACTAGGACTTGAAGCAATTGTTCAAAATCAACAACTTGTAGATGCATTAAATCAACAATATGATTTAAAACTTAAAAATGCAAAAACTGAAAAAGAAATTAAAGATATTGAAGATCAAAGAAAAATTGGTTTAGATAGTTTAAATAATGCAAATCAACAAACGATAAACGATGTTATTAAATTATCAGGTCAAATATCTACAGAAAATTTTGACAAAGCAATTGGAACATCTATCGATAATTTATACAAAAATGCTTCAGATGCCATTAAAGTGTTTAAAGATATTGCTAAAGATGAATTAAATGATCTTGCAAATACAGATTTTAAAAAGGTCATACAGATTGGTTTTGCTTCTGGAGAGTTAAGTCCAAATGCGGTAATTGCTCTTTTAGATGCATCCAAACAAGTTCCAGAAATTCAAGCAAAAATAAATACGGTTGTAGGAAAAGAAGGTTTTGCAGGGGCAAGCACACTTCTTGAGTTAATAACGCAGACTGGTACAAATGCAAAAACAATTGACTTAATGCTTAATTATATAAACACTAACGAAGTTGCCTTTGATAAAGACATGACCGCATTAGATATTCTTGCAAAATTTCAACAAAAGTATGGAGTTCAACTAGACCTTACTACTAATGGAGTAAAACAATTAACAGTTGCAAATGATGCATTATCAAAAATTTCAATACTGCCAGATAAAATAGATAAAACAGTTGTTCAAAAACTTGCTGGTGAAAATCCAACATTATTTGCAGATGCCTTAACTAATTTTGATAAATTATCTGAAGGTAAACCACTTATAAATAAAACATTGCTTGTTAATTATTTAGTTGGAAAAGTAGATCCACAAATTAGAGCAGCAGCACTTGCTGAATTTAAAGGTATGTCAGAACAAGATGCTATAGCAGCATACTTAGCAAAAGGTTTTAACGCAGCAATAGAAAAAGGAACAAATAAGGGGGCAACTCCTGGCTCAGGAGAAAGAGATACAACTTTAGATGAACTACTTAAAAGATTAAAGTTAGTAAGGGATGCATCAGTCAATGCCCGTGGCGGAATTGACGAACTAAGAAGAGTAATGAATTCTTCAGGCGGAGACATTAAAATATTTAAAGGAATTAATCAACAACTTAGAGCGCAAGGGATAAACCAAGAACTTATTGATTTTATATCTGATTTAGATCCAGCAATTCAAAAGAAATTTATAACAATTAAAAACGGTATTGTTAAAATAACTGCAGATGGAAAAAAATTAGCAAAGGCACTAAATGAGGCAACTCTTGGAGAGTTTGAAGACAATGCTAGAAGTCAGACTCAAGTACTAAGAGCACAGAGTGCAACATTCACAAATTTAAAGGCTGCTGGACTGTCTGCTGCAGAGGCATTAGAAATTGTTACAAATGAGCAAATTGCCCTTGCTTTTGCAAGTGGTAAAACAAAAGAAGAAATTGATAGAATGATTGCTACACTAAGAGAACTTAAAAGAAATCAAACAAGAACACAAGATATAATAAATCCTGCAGAACGGATAAAAAAAGAAGTAAGCATGGCAATGGAATATTTTGATGTTATTGAAAGAGAAGCAAGAAATATTTATCAGCCACAAATTGATGCTGCAAATAAATTAATTGATGCTAATGAAAAATTAATTGATATACAACAACGACTAATGGAAGAAAATTACGATAGACCAATAGCACTGCTTAATGCACAGTCAACAATCTTAAATCATGACCTGTCATTAATTGATAAGGCTGCAGAGTCAATCAATAAAAAATATGATGCACAAGAAAAGGCCCTTCAACAAATATCAGATATTACTGATGATATTGCTGCTAAGGAGTCATCAAGAATTACAATTGCCGATGCATTAACAAGAGGAGACCTTTCTGCTGCAGCAAAGGCAATACAACAACAAAGAGCAGAAGAAGCAAGAAAAGCAAAAGAAAGAAATTCAAACTTATTACAAGTTGCAAGAGAAAAAGAAATTGGCAAACTAACAAACACTAACGGGTTAACAAGAGTACAAATTGAAGAAAAACTTTATACAATTTCTGAAAAAGTTTATGCACTTGATCAAGACTCACTTAAAGTTTCTGCTGAAATTTTAAGATTACAAGATGCAAATTATAATATAAACAAATTATCAATATTACCATTACAGGCTAAACTTCAAGCAGAACTTGATGCAATTGAGGCACAACGAGCAAAGTGGGAGGCTGTGGCTTTAGGGGTAGACGGTGCAAGAGTTCGGGGTGTAGAGTATCAAGCAGTTTTACGTGGTCACGAAGACACGCTTAAAAGAATGAAAGCGTTGTGGGATGGAATTACAAGCAAAGAGTTAGGCGCTGCATCACTTTTAACATTTGCTAATCCAGCAGCAGAAACAGATGCAGAAAAAGTAGCAAGAATAACAAAAGAAAATAACGACTCTCTTGCAGAAAGCAGAGCACAACTTGCAGACTTAACAAACATTATGAAAGATTTGCAAAAAACTCCTATATCAAAACCTCCTACCAACACAAACACTGCATACAATCAGGGGTTGTCTGGTGGTCTTTATGGACCAACACCAGTTATGCCAACAATAGTGCCAAAGCCAGCATCAACAGCAAGCGCATCTGGTCCAAGAGGTGGTGGATATACAATAATCCCACCTACAAAAACTTCTTACAATCCTTTGTCGTCATTTTCTGCTGCAGCAACACCAACGGTTTCTTATCGTGCAAGAGCAATGGGCGGTATAATTCCTAAATACTATGTTTCTGGAGGATACTCAAGGGGTACTGATACAATTCCAGCAATGCTTACTCCTGGAGAGTTTGTTGTTCGTAGAAATGCCGTTGATTCATTTGGAGTAAATAATCTTAATAAAATAAATGATGGCTCATACGGAGGGTCTTCAGTGTATAATTATAGTCTAAATGTTAATGTTAAATCTGATTCAAGTCCCGACGATATTGCAAAGACCGTTATGACACAAATTAGACGAATAGACAATCAAAGAATTAAGGGGCAAAAATAATGGCAACCTCAGCGTATATTTCGGGTAGAAAGAGGTATCAAAGACCACAATCAATTCTATGGTCAGAGAATGCGGGAACCCTGAGTAATGGCCTTTACGTGCCAACTGGACAAGAAATAGGGGCTAATTCAAGCCTTACCACAGGCGGTATTAATCAATTTTTAATATTATCAGATCACAACAGAGAAGACATGTCCTTTAACTCAGAAAGAATTGAAAAACGAGAAAGAACTATCAATGGTAGGATGAGGTCTTATCATATTGCAGATAAACTTACTATGAGTGTATCTTGGAATAATTTGCCATCCCGTGCATATTCTGACAAAGCAGATTTTGCTTCAACTGGACTATCTCCTAATAAAGGAACAAGTTCAGAGTTTACTGCAGATGGTGGTGCAGGAGGGGTTGAGGTTTTAGATTGGTATGAAAATCATCAAGGTCCTTTTTGGATGTATTTAGCATATGATAAATATACTAATTTTCCAGTTGATGGAGAAACCACAGATGCATCTTTTGGACACCTAGGTAAATACAATCAAATTGTAGAAGTTTATTTTTCTGATTTTAACTACAGCGTTGTCAAACGTGGCGGAACAAATCACGACCTTTGGAATATTTCGGTATCTCTGGAAGAGGTTTAAATTGTTTGTAAGTCAAGAATTAAAAACTCATTTTGAAACATCTCCAACAATTCAAACAAGATCTTTAGTTCTTGCTGAATGGAACATGAACATGCCAGATAATATTTTTCATGTTGGAAACTATAGATATAGACCTACTGGGGATGAGATTAAATTTCAAACACTACCGTCATCTTTTGACTCACTAGATGCTGGAGATTACTACACAGATGCTACAGATTCTGAAATATCTATAAATGGTGGGGTAGATGATCAAAACCTTCCACAACTATTTACATCAATAGAGCAAAAAAGAAAACTATTGTACTCATTAGAAGATTGTTTAAAACCATTTAGACCAAGGTCTGGAATTAACAAGCCTTTGTTTTTTGATAGAAGCAATCAATATCTTTCAAACTCTGGAGTGTTTATGGCACAAAGACCCAGATACTACATGTCCTCTAGGTATGATGAATTTAAATATTGGAACTCTTACAGAAAAGAAAACAATGTAGAACGTGGTATTGCAAAAAATATTTTAAATGGTTCTTATTACATTGATGATGCTGTGCCGTTTGTGGTCTATAAAGAGCAAGTACCAACAAATAGAATTGTAATTAAAATGCAAACAAACATTGGCAATGTAGACTTACAAGATTTTATTAATTTTTCTTCAGTAAATGCAGATCCTTTTTTTGGAGAATTAAACAAGACTACTCCTAAAAGATGGAAAGTTCAATATTTAAAAAATAATAATTGGGTAGATGCATATTCATTTAATGAAAACTCTACAAGGTCAGACGGTAGCCCTATAATTGGATCAGACGGATATGTAGAACTAGAGTATGGGTTAATAATTCCAAGTGAGTATGCCGATACTTTTGTTTTTGCAGAGACGTATTCTTCAACTACCTTGCTTCCTGAATCTTCAATAAACGGCTACGCTTATCTTGTTTTAGAAACAAGCAACAGTATAGGAACATATCATGTCTGGAATAGTACAAGTCAGGCCTATGAAACATTTACTCCTACCTACGGATGGACAATTGGATCTGAGTCCATAAATCCAAAAACTAATTTTGTAAAAGATCTTGTATCGCCAGGATTTTTTGTAGATCCAACAAGTGGAGAGTCTAGATACAGGGAGTTTGCATACATTCGTGGTATTAGAATTGTTGCAGAAATAATGAATAAAAAAGATTCAACCTTTGATTTAATTGAAATGTCTCCAAGACTAGTTGTTGATATTTCTGATGAAGTTATAAGTTACAACATAAAAAAATCTCTTTCAGATCTTGGAAACACCGCTTTGCCAGTTGGACAACTTTTAGCATCTACTGGATCTATTTCTATTTTTGATGCAGAGCAAGCGTTTAATCCAATTAACACAAATAGTATTATTAGCAACTATTTAAGAAAAAATATTAAGTTTACTTTTTATGAAAAAATTCTTAATGTAGAAAACTATGACTATTGCGTACCTATAAAAACCTTGTACTCAGAGGGCATGCCCCAGTCTGATGTAACTGGAGGTATTTTATCTTTAGAGTTAAGAGATTTTTATTTCTTTTTAGAGTCTATGCCAGCACCAAGAATGCTTGTTACAAATGTATCACTTAGTTATGCTATTTGTTTATTGCTAGATTATATTGGATTTGCTAATTATTCTTTTAAAAGAGTTGACAACGAGCAAGACCCCATAATTCCTTATTTATTTATAGCACCAGATCAGAATGTTGCTGAAGTTTTAAATCAACTTGCAGTAGCAACACAAACATCAATGTTTTTTGATGAATATAACAATTTTATTGTAATGAGCAAAGACTACTTAATGCCAACAGAACTTCAAAGAAGTGCAGATATCCAGTTGCTTGGAAACAATAATCAGTCAGTTTCTGGCATTATTGAAAATCAAACAACATCAAATATCCCAAACATTATTGCAATAACTGCTGAAGATAAAACAATATTTAATGATGGCAAAATAAATTATACAACAAGGTATATTCAAAGATCTTATGGATCTGTTAACCAAGCAAACGTTCTTGAAGAAGAAAAAACTTGGATTTATAAACCAACCTTGCTTTGGGAAGTTGCTAACGTCGAGCCGTTAAAAACAATAAATGAAAAAATAAGTGAAAATGGAAACTATATTTTAGCAGCAATGCCATTAAACTCAGATTTATCTAACGAATTACCAACTGTTTTTGGTAATTCAATTATTAATAATACAATTGACATTGGAGAAAACGTATATTATTTGTCAAGAAATCAGGGATATTTTTATTCAAACGGAGAAATTATAAGGTATGATGCCGTACAATACAGTATTACTGGAGTTGGAAACGTATACATTTCTAATAACCAAGAGTATCAAAAATATTTTGCAGCCCTTCCTTTTAACGGAAAAATATATCGAACTGGTCTTATTCGTATTTTTTCAACACCATATTACGAGTCAATTGGTTCTATAACAAGGTTGCAGGCAGGAGAAGTTTATGAACACGGTCGTGGTCAGTTTGGAACTCAAGTAACTTCTCATTTTGCAGGAATAAATCCCTATTGGTCTGATAAAAACAATGTTCGTGGAATAGAAATGCAATCTCAATATTTATTTACAACAGAAATTAATCCTACAATACCCGCAACATCTATAGGTGCTGCAGGAATTAGTAATGACTTAGCAAAACAAGCATCTAGAAATGGAATTATTAAAAATTCAAATGTTACAAATTTTTTAACAGAAACAGAAGTAAACCAATTATCATCAACTCGGGCTGGAGTTGTTCAGGCTTCTGCTTTAATTATTAATGGACCATCATTTAAACCCACAGAAAACCCTATTAATTTTGTTTCTTATGTTTATAAAAAATTAGACAGTGCCTTTAAAACATTTGGAACTAGGATTAGAGTTGTTGGAAAAATAGAAAATAATGAGATAAGGGGTCAAACGCCATTTGGCACTATGACATACTATCAGACTGGCAGCACAGTGCCAACTCAAGATCCAAACATTGGTGGAGGGTCTGGAGGCATTGGTATTTTGGTTAATCCCGAAACAAACAATGGCTATTATTTTGAAATTATTGCATTAACAGCAAATAATGTTGAATCGTATTTAAATTTAAATCAAAGCGGTCAGTCAAACATCTCTATTAACAATGTTGTATTCTATAAAATTAAAAAAGAAACCGCATCAGACAAGGCAATTCCAATTAAGTTGTATGGCGGACTTACTCAAATAAATGTTGACAGTGGAACTTTTGCAGGGTATCAAAGAGTATCAGCAGAAGAAGACACAACGGTATATGATCTAACGGTAGAATATCAAGATATTGGTAATACAAGAAGGTTTTTTCTATATATTAATAATCAGTTAATTCAAGTTGTTGACGATACCGACCCACTTCCAATATACAATAATATGGCATTATTTTCTCGTGGATCTTCAAGATGCATGTTTGAACATGTTTATGCTTTATCTGGAAACTATGCTGAAGGTTTTGACTCTTCCGTAACAGAAACATTATCCTCTGCATTTAAAAATAAAGAGGTTGGCACTAATGAATCATTTAGAAAGTATGCAATGAGTGGAGTTGTTCAATCAACTCACCTCTCTGGAATAAGTGCACAACAGCCACCCAAATATAACATATATTTTGAAGAGTTTGGATCTATAATGCGTGAGTGCGCCTATTTTAATATTAGGTATGATAAAGCATATCCAGCCCTATACTCTAAGTTGGCTCCACCAATCAATAAAAACCTTGCATACACAGTTTCTGGTTTTTACTCAGACTCGTATGGTGCTGAATTTTTAATATTTAATTCAACAGATAATTTTTTAGTGTTAGATGAAACAGCGGGAAATTGGTTAAGAATTCAGGGTATTGCTTTTACACAAAACACAACTCACGAACTAACAGTAGATGAATATTTTAAGAAAAAAGGAAATCTTTCAGACCCACCATTTAAAGGAAATACCTTAACTTATTCTCCATTAGTTCAAAAAAACAAATATGATGAAATTAAATTAAGTAGGTTGATTTATGGCAAAAATGAATTTTCTATAAGCACTGACTATATTCAAACAGAAGATGATGCAGAAGCCCTAATGGGATGGATTATTAATAAAATTATGACTCCTAAAAAATCAATAGGTGTAAAAATATTTGCTACACCAACAATACAACTAGGAGATATTGTAACAATTAATTATAAAGATTCTAATGATTTAGATTTAGTTGCTACAGAAAATGATAGGTTTGTAGTATATAATATAGAGTATTCAAGAAATATAGATGGTCCAGATATGACTATTTATTTAAGTGAGGTATAAAAATGTCAATTAGTTTATCTGCAACACCACAAACTCCCGCAACCTTAAATCAAATACTGTCAACATCAAATGTTAATCATATAAAAGCAGCAACACCAGATATTATATTGTTTGAAGATAATGATCAATTAATAAACGAAATGGCGACGTTATATTTTGAAGACCTTTCTGCTCAAGAATTAGTAAGCATATCAAGAAATGACACAATTAATGGACAAGACATATCTTATGAACCAATAAAAAACATCAAGTCCTTACAGCAACAGTACAATCCTAATAACATTCTTGGTTTACAAAAAACATCAGATCAATACTTTTCTGGATTTTCTATTAATTTTAATGAAAAAACTCCAAATAAGGGCAATGGATTAAATGATGCAAATGTTTACGTTGATGGGCAAGGCGATCTAATTATAGAGGCAATAGGTTTAAACAATGATGAGCAAATTGAGGTTGAACTAAGCACAAGTGGTACAATATATATTGTGCAATTTGATGGGAATGAATCATGATAACCAGTATTGGGAAAAATATTATTGGCAAATATTTGCTTGGCCAGGCTCCAGCATATGCGTCATATATTGCAATTGGATGTGGACCAACACCACTAGATACTAACGATACTTCTGCAGATTTTTCTTTAAAAAAGAATTTAGAATTTGAAATGTTTAGAGTGCCAATCTCTTCTAGAGGATTTGTAAACGAAAACGGTGTTGACAAAATTGTATTTACTGCAGAATTACCAACAGAAGAAAGATATGAAATATCAGAAATAGGTTTATACTCTGCTGGATCAAATCCTTCTGCTGGAGTTTACGATAGTAAAACAATTTTTGCATTTACAACAACAGAAGGTTGGCAGTATGCTACTAGCGCTGCAACGACAGAAATTCTATCAAAGCCTGAAGCGCTTGATGGTGGCGCTGGCAATATAATTCTTGATAATAACGGTGTAGTATTTAAAACAAATGCCGATAACACTATTTTCTTTAATCCATCTCGTGCAAATAGGTATGAAAGGTGTAGGTTTTTAAATAACGTAATTTTAATTAGGGGCGATCAAGCAAACTTAACTCTTAGTTCTGAAAGCGATGAAACCCTTGATCACTTTGTAATTGAATCAGAATCAAATCATATAAGATTAACAGGAGCCAACATTGATCTATCAAGAAACTCTCCAAACGATGAATTAAAATTAGCGTTTTCTTTAGTAAACAGAGATGGAAATTCAGCCTCAATACCTGAAACAGTTAGAATTCTTGTTGAGTTTTCTTCTCCTGACGGAGCACAGTATGCAAGGTTTGAAGCAGAACTAAACCAGGGAAGTTCTGGAAATTTGGCAGATTCAGAAGGAGAGTACAATACACTTGCAGACTTTGAAGAAAATAGATATTTTGTAATATCAAAAAAATTACAAGATTTATACAAAACAGAAAATTTTAGTTGGGAAATAGCAACTGTAATAAAAATTTATGCTTGTGTTATTACAGATGAAAGTGGAGAGTTTAATGTTCCTTCTAATAACTATTATATTGCATTAGATGCTTTAAGATTAGAAAATACTCAAACAGTTAATCCACTTTATGGACTAACGGGGTATTCTATTGTAAAAAATGAAAATCAAGAAACCGTTATAAAGTCTCCCAATACTAGCAACTATGTTGAATTTAGATTTTCTGTTGGTGTGTCGTAATGGCTGATGCAGGGATTAAAAAATTAGTTATTCCAAGGAGTCAATTGCCACCAGTAAATGACGACAATGAGTATGTTTTAAGATACAGGATTGTGTCTGATGATAAAAACAGAACTTCTCATTATTCTTCAATATTTACAGCAGTTGCAAATACCATTGAGCCTGTAAGCGGAAATCTTTCGAGAAACGGAAATAGTTTAATTGCAGTCTGGGGTGATGAGAATACTAGACCCAAATATGATATTTTTGTAAAATTTGACAACGGAACCTATGAGTATCACGGAACATCGCCAATACACACATATGGATTTGTTAAAAAAGATTCTGCTACAATAAATGTTAGGGTTGCAGTCCAGGTTGAAGGAATTAACAAGACAAGAAATGCTGAATTAACTATATTTGAATCAAGTATAGTTTCTTTGGTATAATTAAACAGGAGGATAAATGTCAAAAATACCATTACCAGAGCGTGGGCAACCACTAGATGTTACTTATATCTATGAGTTAGCAAAAGCAGTAAACGATTTGTCTACACAGGTCTCTTCTGCAACTTATAACTTTACAACTATTGATAACGGATCGTCAAGTAAAGAAACAATAAAAACATCAAATGCAAAAATAATAGGAGCCTATATTCCAATTTTTTCAAATAGCACAGTTAGCGCAGGCAATGAAAAGGCTTTTACTTATTCGTTTCAAAGTGAATTTAAATTTCCTCCAATAGTTACGGCAACAGCAAAAAATATTACTGGCGAAGCAGCAGGACAAAACGTTACAGTTGTTTTACGAGACATAACAACCTCTAAGGTTGATGGCTTTGTTAGGTTTAATGCTTCTGGCAACTTGTCTTTGGCTGTAAACTTAATTGCTGTCGGACTTCCAAACTAAAAGTAACTTTTGTATGATTTTTTGTAGTAAGTGTTCTGGTCGTTTGTTTATTGACAGACAATATACAAGCGTACAGCATATGGAAACGTATTGTATTCGGTGTGGATCAAGAAGGTTTTATCATCCACCAACTGAAAGCGGAGAGGGCAGATGGTTACTGGCAAAGGAATTATCGAGAGCCAAACTTACAATAACGAGTCTATAGTAAAAGGAAGTAAAAAAATTTGGTTTCTTAATGGAGACCTTGTAAGGCTTTACCATAGTTCAAGATCTACTGGTTTAGTGTCTGTATATAACATTAATAAAGATAGGGTTGAGACTTGCTTAAGAACTGATTTTAGAAAAAATAGAGAAAAAGCGTATACGGTTGCTGAGACTGCTAGATTAATTAATCGTCATAGAAAATATATGCCAACATTAATTAAAAAAGGAGTTATTCCGCCACCAGTAGGATCTACCATTAATGGAAGAACTGGATGGCAAATAAGATCATACTATTCAGAAAGCGCAGTGAAGGTGATTCGTGATATACTGGCATCTATACATATGGGGCAACCAAGAAAAGATGGACTAATAACAAATAATATGACGCCTACGAACCAAGAGTTGACACGACGAATGGGAAAAGGTATACTTACATATACAAAGACAGATGACGGAAGGTATATTCCAATCTGGTCTGAAAACATTTAAAATAGAGAAAAGGTGGGGTATGGAAAACAATAATACAAAAGTATCAGTAACTCTAGGATATACACTTAATCTGGGCAATTTTCAGTCTTTAAGAATTGATCTAGGGGTTGTTGATTCTAAGCGTGATGGTGAAAACTCAGATCAGGCTTTTGATAGAGTCTATAAGTTTGTTGAAGACAAACTAACTGAAAAAATTCAAGAAGCACAATTAGAGGCTGATAGCAAAGACTAATGGCTGAACGCAAAGACCGCATGGCTTTGCTTAGTAGGTACAGTAAGTTACATACAGCAAAGTATGAGCAAAAGCCATCTTTAAATTTAAATGTAGAGCAATGGTCTGCTGATGCCTTAGTAGAGTCCTATGGTATTTCTGCTTGTTATGATTTGCTAGAATATTATTTTAGTATTGCACAAGAACCAAATTGGAACTATTTTGCATATAATGCAGAAAAGATTATTAACGGTAAACTAGATTTTGAAAAAGATACATTAGAACGAATAGAGCGAAGAAAATTAGCAAGGAGGTGGCTCAGTGAATAATACAGAAGCAAGAGTTATCTCAGCATTATTACAAGACAAACAAATGCACGTACTTCTACAGGCTAATGTTGAAAACCTTCTTAGGACTCATAATGATGTTTGGAATTTTATAAGGTTGTATTTTGAAAATAATAGTGTAGTTCCTCCAACCTCTTTGGTTGTAGAAAAGTTTAGAGACTTCCAGCCAGTAGAGAATGTTGGTGCAACTAAACACCATCTTGAAGAGTTACAGACTGAATACTTAAACGATAGCCTAAAAGATATTTTAAGATCTGCAGCAGGAGAAGTTCAAACTGGTAATGGCACAGAAGCCCTTAATGGTCTTATTACAAAAACATCTGAACTAAAAAAGAATACATCTGCCATACGTGATATTGATGCAACAGACCTAGAGTCTGCCGTTGCATATTTTGAAAAGATTAAAGAACAAAAAGAGACTGGTCAAATTGGAATTAAAACAGGTTTACCAGGATTTGATAACTACCTACCTTCTGGAATTATGCCAGGACAACTAGGTGTCTTTTTGGCTTATCCTGGAATTGGTAAATCATGGCTAGCACTTTACTTTGCAGTTCAGGCATGGAAACAAGGTAAGTCTCCATTAGTTATTTCTTTAGAAATGTCTGAGACAGAAGTTCGTAATCGTGTGTTTGCTATTATGGGTGAAGGTCTTTGGTCTCATCGCAAACTTAGCAATGGTGAAGTTGAAATTGATATGTTAAAGAATTGGCATAAAAATAAAATAGAAGGCAAACCAGAGTTTCATATTATCTCTAATGATAGTGGTGGAGAAGTAAACCCATCTGTTATTCGTGGAAAAATTGATCAGTATAAACCAGACTTTATAATTGTAGACTATTTACAACTTATGTCTCCAAATCAAAAATCTGAGAATGAAACAGTTAGAATGAAAAACCTTTCTCGTGAATTAAAGTTAATGGCTATATCAGAAGAGGTTCCAATTATTGCTATTTCTTCTGCTACTCCTGACGATGTAAAAGATTTAAGCAGCGCACCAACACTTGGTCAGACTGCATGGTCTAGACAAATTGCTTACGATGCTGACTGGGTTATGGCATTAGGTCGTGCTACAAATAGTGATATTATTGAATGTGTATTTAGAAAAAATCGTAACGGTTTTATGGGAGACTTTTTAGTACAAGTAGATTTTGACAAAGGTTATTACAGATATAAGGATTACGAAGATGGTAAATAACATTTATAGTAAAGAACAAATACAAAGAGTGCTTAGTGGTGCAGGTATTGATGTCGAAGCAGAGTTTGGCAATGATTACATAATCTATTGTCCATATCATAATAACACTAGAACTCCTGCTGCTGAAATTGCAAAAGATAGTGGACTATTCTTTTGTTTTGGATGTCAAACAACTAAAAATCTTGAAGAGTTTGTAATGTTTGTAACTGGTAGAACTTATTTTGAAGCGGCAAGATATATAAAAAGCAAACAAACAGAAACTAATATTGAGAGTGTAATTAATAAAGCAATGTATGCTCCACCAGATTTTGTTCAGTATGACGAGGTGTTAATTAAAAGATTAAATAATCAGGCTCTAGAGTCTCCAAGAGCAATGAGATATTATGCTGGAA